AGGTAGGTACAGGTACCTGTTACATAGGTACCTAGGTATCCCTTGTTACTTGCGGGTAGGGGGGGTGACTAGGTGGGTGACATACCCCCCGGGGGTATACCCGCTACCTGGTGCCCTGGTACCCATCCACTGTACCCCAACGATGGAGTGGGTACTAGCCGAACGGGTAGTGTAGACTGACGGTATGGGGGATGGCCCCCGGTGATCTTCATTTCCCCTGGTCAGAGACTTGTGATCTCCATTTCCCCTGGTCAGACGGAGTGTAGACTAGGGAGTGTTCCACCCCCCGCCCCACCGCCCCGAGGGAGATCGCAATGACCATCGAGACGATCAAGGAACTGTTCGCCAGCGACCCGAGCGAGGCCCTGTACCGCGCCGAGGAGAGGTTGAGCCGGAGCGAGTTCATGGCGTTCATCGAGTGGACCACGGCCGAGAGTGAGGCGCCAGACGACATGACCCAGCAGATCCCCACCGACGACCGTCAGCTCGCTGCCATGCTCCGCATGGCCGAACGCGAGGCGTACCGCCACGAAGCAGAGCGAGAGACGTACCGCCAGTTGGAGAACGAGATCCTGGCCTGCGACCCGACGCTCGACCCGAGCAACACGACCGAGTGGGCCAACCACTACCGCGAGGTCGCCGCCCAGATCCGAGACCACCGCGCGAACGGTAACTACACCACGATGCACCGCTAAGCGTCCCCGGTGGTGCCCCGTTACGGCGGGGTGCACGCCGAGGGTACTTAGCCCGCAACCCCGTTCATTGAAAACTCCACAGCGACAGGTTTGCGCCACCCACGGAAGCGACCTACCGGCATTGACATGTCTGCTGGTGACTTAGCGTTAGCCTCACGGCTTTGTCTCCGTGTTTCGGTACCAGGCGCACACACACCCTACGTGGGTGCAAGTGACGGCATGGACGTGTGGTTCGTGCCGCGACTCACCCCATGGAGGGGATCATGGCAACTCGCAAAAAGATCACGTCAATGCAGCGGTTCACCCACTCGCTGGCACGGATCGCCGCAGCCACCAACGCGCGCACCGGCGGTGCCGGCCTGGTGGCTCTGGTGGCCCTGTATACCTCCTACTGGCACATCTCCGCTATGGCCCTGGACGCGGGCCAGAGGGTTGACATCGCCTACCTGTCGCCGCTGGCGGTTGACGGGTTGATGCTGGTGGCCGGTGCCTACGCCATGGCACCGAGGATGACCCATGCGACCAGGATGACCGCCTACTTGTTCTTCGCGCTCGGTTGGGTCGCCTCCCTGGTGGCCAACATCCAGAGCGCCGGTGCTGGTGCCAGCACGTGGCACCAGAGTGTGGCCGCCTGGCCCGCTATCGCCACCCTAGGCACCGCCCTGGTGCTGCACCTAGGCTCACACAAGCCCGCCCGTAAGGCGGCTAAGACTCCGGTGCCGGCGCAAACCCACGTGAGCGCGTCGGCACCGGTTCCGACCAACGGCTACCGGCCTCAGATCGCCTACATGCCTAACCGGCTGGTTGAGGCTGCCCGCTAGCCCGTCATGGTCCCCCTGGTGCCTGCCGGTACCAGGGGGAGCCATGTCTCCCGGTCACGGTGACCGGGGGGAGGGAGAGCAATGGATCGTGACCTGGTTCAGTCCGTTGACCGGGGTGCACGCTGGTTGGATGAACATCGGCCTGGTTGGGCATCCCTTGTGGATACCGACGCACTGAACATGATCAGTGCGACCAGGTGTGTTGCTGGCCAGGTGTTCACAGAGAGGACCAAGGCCAGATATCGGGGACGACAGTTCCTGACCGGCTACCACGCGATGACCACTCTTGCAGCCGACTCGGGGATTGCTGGTCGAGTGGATCATGTTCTGGGATTCACTCATCCGGATTTTCGTCTGTATTTCGGGGAGGCTGACTCTCCGGGGCTGATCGCGCTCCGTGACTTGTGGATTGCACAGGTCAAGATGCGGGTGACCGAGGAGAGCAATGCCTAGGCTCACAACGTTAGCGATTTTGATCATCACGCTGGCCACGATAGTTGCCATGGTCGTGGTGAATCAGCAACGGATCTGTCACAGCGCCACTGAAGACAGTCCCATTGTGGACTGTGACTTCCACAATGGAGGGTGGTACCCGAGATGACCTTGGGACAATTGATCTCTCAGCTAGCGACCACGATCGGTGATCCACGGATCTACATGAGTGACTACCGGGTGACCGGCGTCACCTATGGTGACGAAATTGATCACGTCACCATCGACCACGAGAGCCGAACGGTCCACCTGGAAAGTGAAACCCACTACCACCTGGTCCATGGTGGTCAATGTCCTGAGTTCTGATCTGGAGATCTGAATGCCTTACGTAACAACGGTTTCGACGCCTGCACTGGATCCAGAAGACACTGAGTACCTGGTCAGCCAATTGGAAGAGGCGGCATACGCGGCCCAAAGGGTGACTGAGGAAATTGACAGGATGCTGGAACTAACTCTCCCCCACGAAACAGCCGTTGCGCTGCAACGGATCCGTGAAGAGGCAGAGCAGCAACGCGTCACCCTGCAAGGCATGTATCAATGGGAGGCACCTGCGTCCTGATCCACGGTTGCCCTGGTCCCCTTACGTACCAGGGTTTCCGTGGCTACCGGTACCAGAAACCGGTGGAAGGAAAGGGGATCCACAGTGGACAGTGTAGAGGTACGGGTCAAGCGTGGTACCCGGATCATGGACGAGACAGTTCAGGGCTGGTACCAAAACGTCGACCTGAGCACGCTCAACATGACTAACGGTGACTTATGTGTTGCCGGTCAAGCGGTTCCGCTGGGAGGCGGTAACGAGGTCGCCCGTAGGTATGAGAACGAAAGTGGCTACTGGGCCATGAAGATCTACCTCGAAAAGCGGGTTGAAATGGGGACCCTCCCCCCGGAGGCTAGTGTCGTCTGGGCGGGCTTCTCTCCCATCTTCTCTCGCGCAACCCTCCGGGGAACAGACGCGGACGACCTAGCCGAGGCATGGACCGCAGAGATCCTAGAGCGCCGTCACCGTGACGCGGCCAGCATTCTGGAGGCGTGAGTGGACTTGTTGATAGCACTCGCGGATGAGTTCCGATCCTTCGAATCGGCACCTGGCCGGACAGGCATGATCCTGCGGTTCGGCACGTTCGTGCTGGCCGTGAGTGGCGCTGGTGTCGCCACTGGATTCACGTATGCCGACGAAGCCACAGCCGGCGCTGTGTATGCCGTTGCCGCCGATCGTCCCTGACCCATGGTCCTGTTGGTTCCATTGTGGACCCAACAGGAGCCATGGCCAACCGTCCACATGGGACGGTTGGGTAAAGGGAAGGAAGGGCCTATGCCCGTCCAACTGAACGATCCGGTAAGTGATCCGGAATACGGGGGTGAGCGCTGCCCCTGTGAGGCCTGTAGGGGTGCGCGGGAGCGGCTGCAACGGTCACAGCGGGCGGAAGCGTTCTCATGGTCACAGCAGGCGACGGAGGAGCCCTGCGAGGACTGCGGCTGCTGGGACTGTGCATGCGATGAGTGCGGGGACTGCGGCGATCAGCCGTGCACCTGTAACGAATCCACCGACACACCCACCCTGTTCCAGCGCCCCGACGTCCGCAGCGACGATGACCTGTTTTCGTACGGGTACCGGCCACGTCCCATCTTCAACGGCACCGGGCCTGTATTCCTAGGCATGGAACTGGAAATCGAAACCAGGGACATGTACCGGTCGCTGCGGGTAGCCAACCGCGCCATGGGACCGCTCGGTTACATGAAGGAAGATTCCTCCATCAACCAGGGCTTCGAAATCGTTACGCACCCCATGGACTACGAATACGCCATGGCGGCCTTCCCTTGGGAGATGCTGTCCGACCTGCGTGACTCTGGTGCGTACGTCATGCAGCGCAACAACGGGCTGCACGTACACGTGTCACGCAAAGGGTTTGCCGACCCGTGCCACATGTACCGGTGGATGAAGTTCTTCTACCGCAACCAGGATCAGGTCATCCGACTGGCCCGTCGAAACAGCACGTGGGGTGCGTTCCATCCCGACGCGCGTAAGGCGGTAGCCAAGCTGGTCAAGGATCCGTGGCGTGACCACGCCAAGCAACTGGACCGCTACCAGGCAATCAACACCCAACCGAAAGACACGTTCGAGGTGCGGGTGTTCGCTTCATCCCTTGACCCTGAAGAGGTTCAGGGGAGCCTGGCGCTCACGGCGTCCACTGTGGAATTCACACGGGACCAGAAAGCGAATGACATCATCGCCCGTGGTGGGTGGAGATGGGACACGTACCGGAATTGGCTAACAGACCAGGGTGACAAGTACGCCCCGGTCATCAACCAAGTGGAGAAGCTATGTGCCTCTTGACCTTCTTCAAGCCCGGTGCCTATCCCGACGTAGCGGCTCTGTATAACGGATCCGTCTTCAATGACGACGGTCATGGTTGGGCCATTGTGGACAGTGACCGGATCATCCAGGGTCGGTCCATGGACGCCAACCGGGCCATCGACGAATTCTGCGATGCCAGGATCCTGCACCCCGGCGGACCGGCCCTGTTCCACAGCCGGTTCGGCACCCATGGTCTGACCACCCTCAACAACGTCCACCCGTTCTGTGTGGATGGTGACGGCCGTACGGTGCTGGCACACAACGGGGTCCTTCCCGCCACGTGTCAGCCCCGCAAGGGTGACCCCCGATCCGACACCAAGATCCTCGCCGACACGTTGGCGAGCCGGTTCGGCTCCATGAGACACCGACGCAACCGTCTCAAAGTGGAACGATGGCTCACCCCGGCCAACAAGGTCGTCATCCTGACCGTCAACCGGCGGTTCAGGGATGACGCGTACATCCTCAACGAGGATGCGGGGACGTGGACCAAGGATGGCGTCTGGTACTCAAACAATGGCTATAAGCCGTATGTGACCAGGTACCGCCACGTCGGCAACCAGTGGGTAGGCGCCGACGCGGACTGGGCAGGGTGGTCGCCGCAGGTCGGCACCAGCGTGTCTGTGTCTGCCGATCTGTGTAACGACTGTGGTCAGGACTTGGACGGGTGTACCTGCGCCGAGCCCACCTGGTCATCGAAACTGGTGTGCCGCATGTGCAGCGCACCAGCCGGAGAATCGGACCTGGTCGAAGGCTACTGCGCCATGTGTGGCCTGTGTTTCGACTGTGATGAGATGCCACCTGCCTGCCTGTGTTACATGCCGGCAGCCATGGCGGAGAAGAAGAAGATCGGTTAGTGACCTAGGCGTCACGGCGTCCACCTGGTGGGCACCGTGGCGCCGAACCGGTAACCGATTACCGGAGATTGGGGCCTCAACCATGAGGCGCACACACAAGGCCATCCTGACCGCTGGCGTGATCCTAGGAGCCCTAACGTTGACCGGGTGTGTACCGGGCAACGAAAGGGACCTGGAAGGCGTCACGGGCAAGGATCCGGACCGGGCAGAGCTCTACATCAACGTGGATGGGCACCCCAACGTGGTGCGGCTGTGTATCGGGGGTGCGGGTTTCGCCACGACCAGTCGTGAGAACGGGCAGAATTTCCTGCGGGTTCCGGAGTGGGATCCGTGGTGCGGTTCGGCGGCAAAGTAGACCACCTATCCGTCGCGCTCCCGGGTACGCAGGGTGCTCAACCGGGCGGTAGCCGAATGGAACGCCGGGCGGCCTTACGGGGCCTGGCAGGTGCTGGCCGATGCCGGCATGAGTGACCAGTGGGTGACGTTCCAGCGGGAGGCCTTCACCAGTGCCCGTCGGACGTTCACCCTCCGTATGTCTCAGTACACATAGGACACACACCCTGGATCCGTTGCCCCGTAACGGATCCAGGGTGTGTCTGTTCCGGATCCCTTGGGGGGAGCCATGTTCCAAACCATTGCAGACATCAAAGATGCCAACGCCAAAGTGGACGGTGTGTGGTTCAGCGCCGGTACCATGCGCTGGTTCCGTAGCCGGGTATCATCGCGGATCTACCCGCTCCCCGATGGGGGAGCCCTGTTCATCTCATCCGAGCAGGTCAACAGCACCCCCCGTAAGTACACCATCCGTCGTGCCCGGCCAGGTGGAACAATCGACACCGTGGGAGCCTTCCAGGCGCACCGTACGCTGGCACGGGCTCACCACCATGCCCGCCAGTTCTGCACCCACCTGCACTATGCTGCCGCCCGTGCGGCGCGCACCTGTGGCACGGTGACGTGATGGGACCTGATCCGGTCACGGTGGGAGTGCTGGCCCTGGTGGCGCTGTGGATATGGGGTCACCTGTGTGTGGTGCCTCTGGTCACCCACCTAGTCACCCCCCCTACCCGCAAGTAACAAGGGATACCTAGGTACCTATGTAACAGGTACCTGTACCTACCTAGTACCTTCGGGTACCTAGGTATCCCCCTTTCAGCTGATACCTAGGTAACCCCCCTGTGTCTATTCCCTACTCAACTGGTAGGGATAGTAGGCCACCAGGATGGGGGGGTTGGATCATGAGGACCTGTTGTTACAGGACATGACAGGTCCAAGATCCAAAAGGGAGCAGGCAACCCCGAAACCGTTAGAGGATCATGGTGAGGGGGTGGATAGCAGGACCCCTAACCGGACCCACTGTACCCCTGTAGCTAGCTTCTTCGATGGAATGGTACTGGGTCTGACCTGGGGTTTCTTTGTGGTGTCTCCCAACTAAGTCATGATACCAGCCATATACCTGTGCATGTTAATATGCATCTTTGTCTATGGGAGTGGATAGATATGCATCTCTGTAACAGTAACTGAATCTGTTACATCTGTTACAGGATCTGTTACACAAGTATCATGAGAGGATGCTGGAACTGGGAGCGGCGGCACAGATCGACGACACGTCCCTGTCGCAAGACGCCCCATACATGCGCGCACTCCTCGCCGCCCGGCTCGAAATGGTATGGCAGGTGTGTCAGCCCCACATCGACGGCACCCGGGAAAAGGACGGCTGGAACCCCGACCCCCGGTTCGTCCTCGCCGGGCTGCGGGCACTCCAGGCCATCGGGAAGCTGTACCGGCTCGACGAACCCGCCAAACAGGCACCCAAGCAGGTAGCCGGGACCGGGCCGGACACCCGGGCCCTGGTCGCCGGCTACCTGGAACGAGTCGAGGAACGGGAAAAGGAACGGTTCTAGTCCGAGGAGCAAAGCGACGAGGGCTTGGCCTGGATTTGGCCTGGATCCAACCCCGGACCTACCGTTGGGCGGACACCAGCAGCAGCACCCGGTCCTCGCGGGCCACCGTCTTGGTCCGCACCTTCACCCCGGCCCGGGTGGCGGCCTGGTTCACCCACCGCCGGATCGTGTTGATGGTGGGGGTGGGGCTCACATCAGCGAAGTCGGTGCCGGGATCCAACGCGCGGGTCTGCCCGTCGAGCCACTCATCCCACGGGTACCGCTCCGCCACACCCGTCGCCTGCCAGTTAACTGGTTCTGTATAAATTTCAGCCATCCGTGGATCTTACATCAATCGGGTCAGGTGGCTCACCGTTGTAGCCACACACCTGGAGCCATACTGTTCCACCTCCATACTTGGAGGTGGTGCGCAGGAAGTATCCAGTCTCCGGTTGGAGCCGGTAAATCCTTGCCTGTGTGTGCGCCATCCGTTGGAACCGGGCCTTGTCGCAGTGGAAGTCGACGCCCTGTTCCAGCTCCCAGACGCGTCCATCAAACCACTCATACCACGGGTAGCCTGCCGATTCCTTGACGTGGCGCCAGGAACTCCAGCCCTTGCTGGGAGGGTCGTTCGAAACCTTAGCCATGTTCTGATGCTAGCACAAGGCTAGTGAAACCACCTTTGATGATTGGTTACCGGGTTATGGGTTGTGAGCTACTGGAATAGGGACGTTCTGTTCCGCAAGGGCTAGGTTTGGGTAAGGAATATTGAATCTAGATTACGTCCCGTTGTTGCTGGTAGGAGCTTCTTTCTAATCCTTAGTTTCTAACCACAGGGTATGCCGTGCCCATATCGAAAAATGATACACCACCTGAATGTCCAGTTTGATGTGATTGCCATGTAGCCTCCAAGCCGGGGGCGCATTCCTGGGAATAGGAAATATGGGTTACAAGCTAGTAGGCTAGCAGTGTCGGCGGAACGGACTCGCCAGACACTGGTCTAGTCCAGTCTGGATCATGAAACGGATGGCCGATACACGTGAGTGGATCATGGTATGACAGGCGAGGCCTGGTGTAGGATGGGGGGATGAAGGAGCTGGAGGAGGGGCAAGAGCTGGAATGAATCATGTAGACAGAAGGATATTTGCACTGAGTACAAGAGCGTTGCAGGAGGAGTTGTGGTTGAACGACGAAGGGAACATCACGCATGACAGTGGCAACTACGTACGTCTGGGCAGTTTCATCTATTGGGAAATTAGACGCCAAGTAACAGAGAGGAATAAACAGTGAGAGCCTGGTATTCGCTCCTCACCGGAATCATGATCTCCGGGATCTTCTTGATCTTCCTGGGTCTCAGTAACACCCTCCCGCCCACCGGCTACCCATCCGGCGCGGAGGAGCCCCTTGTGGCCGCCACCCCCAAAGCCACAGGAGCCCCCGTTGGCTCGGACGGTACCTGGGTGGTGGGCCGGGAACTGAAGCCCGGCACCTACACGACCCGGGTCCCTGGAACGGACCGCTGCTTCTGGGTCCGGCTATCCGGGTTCGGGCTCACCATGGAGGAGGTCCTGGCCGTAGGTACCGCCGAGCGGGGACAGCGGCTGTCAGTCAGAGTGCTAGCCACCGACAGGGGCTTCGAATCACACGGATGTGGAACATGGAACCGCACCGGCTGATCTCGGACGTTTTTTTCGTGTCGGTAATTACGGCAGTTCATTGCCGGACGGCATATGTCGTGGACAAGGCGCTTGTGCCGCTGGGGGGTCACAGCATCCACCTTGTCGATTATGTCAAAACACGGGACTGGTTGCGATGAAAAGAATCGACCATCAGATACTGAAAGCAGTGGCGGACCCCCTGCTCCATTCGACCCTGCCCCGGTATGGTGCGCGTGTTCCCCGGGTCCCTATCCGGCGCATTGTGTGGCAAGGCACCGGCTTTAACAATCAACCGGAAGGGTGCGTCTGTGACTTGTTTAATTCACCGAGACATTCAACAACTCTTGATCGGAGCAATAATAGATAACAGAACAACGGTGTCCAGGATGGCGTACGGGCCGGTCCTCCGTTCGGTCCGGAATCTGAGCGACGGGCTTGACCGTCCGATTAACGGACTTATCGTAATCGACCTCCAGGGGAGGATCCTCCGATGATCAACGATCTTGGTGATGCACGGCGGGCCCGAAAAACGTGGCTGCCCCCTGACGATCGTGACGTCACCAATGGCCTCGTGTATGAGGACCAGCACGGCAAACCAGCCTGCCGTGATCACGGTGCGATGAACCGTGTCGATTCGGTCAATCGGTTCTATCGCTGCTCCGAGCAGCGATGTGGAGTAGGGGCCCAGGTGATCTTGTGAATTCCATGACGACTCAGTACACCGTGAGCTTGCTTGCCGAGGAGCACACTGACTATGATAAGTATGCGGTCAAGGTAACTAGGGTCCGCGTCAACCCGGAACAGTGGGAAGTATCCACCATGGGCAACTATCTGGGCAGGCACCTGGAAGCGTGGGAGTTCCGCCCACGCACCATCGTCCAATCCACCTGGGACACCCGACAAGCCGCGCTCGACGCAGCCACCCAGATCGCACCATACGTGGAGGTCAACGGCATACTTGCCATAGACGTGGAGCCCTAATGCAACTAACGATGACCATCATCGTCACCACCTGGTTGATCCTGGTCCCAGGCCACTCCCTAGCAACCCGGTACTTGGAGCGGCGGTACGGATTCTGTTCCCGGTGCCGGCGCCCCTACCCCGATCACCCGTCGAAACCCCTACACCAACGGGAACGACGCCAATGGAAGAAGATCGTAGATCGGGAGAGCCAGTCATGATCCAGGAAGGCTGGGTCAGTGTCCTGGCCCTATTCGCCATCGGCTCCCTGCTGCTGTCACTGCTGCTCGGAGTGCTAGCACTGCGGGTCCTGTGGGCACGGCCCCAACCGCAAATCCAGGTTCAGGCCAGGCGCCGGCACCGGGCTACCCCCCAGGTGGTCCGTCACCCGCAGGAAACCCAGGTCCAGGAGCCGGTGACCCGGTCCTACACGCTAAGGAGGGTACTGCCATGAAGTCCCCAGGACCGTGGGCCAAACAAGCCCGGTGCCGGCGCTCCCCGGCGAACCCTGACGTGAACCCGGAACTGTGGGTCCACGAGCACCCCGGCAACTCCCATAACGGATGCGACCACCGGGAGGCCGCGCACCTGTGCCGATTCCATTGTCCCGTTCAATCCGAATGTTTCGAATGGGCTAGCGAAAGCCCACGCCGCTGGCAAGGAATGGTTGTGGGCGGACACCTGTGGCTGAATGTCAGACTGGGGAGGCGGATGATTCAGTCCACCATTCTTCCCCCTCCGCCGGAATGTCATTCATGTGGGATTCGGGCTTTGCCCGTCCGTGTCGTTTCAGATACGACGCGTCTGAGCGCGCTTCTCGACATGGTAAACAGCGGCAGTTGAAGTTGGTGTAAGCATTGTCCGAGCCGTGTCGTGGGTCTTCCGGGGCCAGCGACGCGGCTCGCCGCTTCTTGGCCATGTCCCGGACATAGTCGGAATGTATGCGTGTGCATTCACCACACTTGCACTTCAGGTTCGAGTAGCCGTTGAGGGATCCGTGGCGGCGGTCTCCTGGACCGATCCGACACTTATCTGATCTACATCCACAGGGTTCTGCCATAACACCATGATACACCGGAGGGGGCCCCGGCCTGGGACCCCCTCCATTAACTCGTCGCCGAAAGCAGGCTAACGCGTCATGAGCGCTTGCGCCACGACGGCAGCTTCCGGGCCCGCAGACCGACGTTGTACGCGTCGGTGATGATGTCCGCAACGGCCATCGGAGCCCGGACCTTCTTCGCCGACTTCCAGGTACGCATCTGGACCGTCAGACCCTCAGGACCGCCACGCCAGTTCTTCAGCACGTCGATGAGCCGGTCCAGTTCGATGCTCGAACCGTACTCACCAAGGAACCGACCGATACCCTCCATGATGGGACCCTGCACCCCGTGCCGGTCCTGACCCCAGGCGCTGTTGATGACCAGGACGGTGAGCTGCACCAGGTTCGGGTCAGCCTCGATCTCCTGGGACAACTTGTACACGCGCTCCAGGGCGGCCACGGCGTTGATGTTGCCGTTGCCGACCGTTCCGGTGACCGCGAAACCGTACGGCTTCACGATCTCGTTGATAGCGATCGCCACCTCATCACCAGCCGTGACCCGGACCTTGTACTTGTCCACGTACCGGGGCTTGGTGGTGTTGTTGAGGGCCAGGAACATCATCGCCTCCTGGAGGAGGGTGAGTCCCGTGAACACGCGGCAGTAGACGCTGCCCATGGCGCCGGTGACCCGACGGACAACCTCGACCCGGTGCTGGCCGTCGACGATGATGTTGCTGCGGTCCTTGCGACGTGACACGGTGATGGTCCCGACCGCGTCGGGGTTGAAGTTCTTCACCATGGTGCCGACCTTGTTGGGGTCCAGCGGGCGCTGGATCCTGGAGTCGGTGTCCAAATCGGACACAGCGATTTCAGCGTACGTCGAATCGAATTGATTAGTGTCCATTACCTGGTCTGCGCCTCTCTGATACGTGCTCGGACAGCTCGAAGGGTTCGGGCCACCTTGTTGTATTCCCGTTCCCATCGATCCAGGTCCTCTGTGGACAGACCTGGATCCAGTTCACGGGGCAGTGTTTCCAGCTTGCGACCGAGAATGAGCAGTGGACCGATGCTGGCATCCAGTAGCTCTCTCTGCTCCTTGAGGGTGTTGATTTTGCCCTTCTCCAGGAGCCTGGTCTGAATGAAGCCACGACCCTGGTAGGGAGTCCACAATGAACCGTCCATTTTGGACCGTGCGGCTTCCGCTAGAGATCTGCGGATTTCCGGATCGTTGATCCGGTGTGGTCGGTACACGTCCACACACCCCTGCAACCAGCCCGAGGAGGGTAGGTTCAGGACTGCGGCGACCGCCTCCCGGGCCCGCTCCGTCTTGAGGAGCCCCTTGCGGGATTCCCCTCGGGAACGTCCCCGTTGGATGACGGCGAGCCGGCTCCAGATCTGATCCTGGAGGGCGGTGAAGATCTCGTACACCGTCCGGGGGTGGGGTCGGCGACCATCGGCGTGCATGTGCCTCAGGTAGTCCAGGGAGTCTTCCAAGGTGTCTGACACGGTCACCTTGACCAGCTTGATCCCCTGGTCTTGGGCAACCCTCCAGCGCCGGTACCCGTCGATCAGGTTGTACTCGTGGTCGACGAGCAGGGGCTCCAGGATGCCCTTCTTCAGGATGGACTTTTCCAGCTCCACCAGGCTGTGTCCGGGAACGAGGGTTCGTCCCCTCACCTTCACCTTGTCAACTGTGACAAGTTCTTCCATGGTGCTCCTTCCCGTGTGCATCTATTACTACGATACACGGGGGAAGCCCAGGATGCAAACTTCCCTAGGGGAAGTTCTGAAAACTTCCGAGAATGCTAGATGTTGGGGATCTTTGTAATCCATACACATGACCTTGATCCATACGTACATCCGCACCCAGGGCGGTGGTCAGACGGTTCATGAACCGGCGATGACCCAGCCCGCGCTCCCCCGAGTCCTTACACCAGAGCGTGTACATGCCGTACAGCTCCACAGCCCGGATCTGACCGTGCGGCACCACCTGCAAGGTCCCGATGTCCTGCGTGTCCGCGATGAACCGGCTCACCGAGTCCGACTGGTTACGGAACTCCTTGCCGCTCGTAGTAACCGTCTCAGGTTCCATGAGTCCACTCTCCTGGTAGTCACGGAGCCCAGCGAGGAGCCAGTTCAGGATCCCGTTGGCTTCCGGGATCAGGATGTTCCGGGCCATGTCACTGATCTCGCCAGGACCAAAGAACGAGTTTACCAGCGGGATCAGTTTCGCTCGACGCCAGATCGCATCATCGTCCGAGTTGAACTTGGGGGGGAAGTTCGTTGCCAACCAGATCGTACATTCCGGCGTCCACTCCTGTGGCAGTTCGTACAGATCACGTGAAGACACCCGATCCCGGCCGGTCAGTCGTTTCAGTAGTTCCTCATCGAACGTGGTTGTTTCCGCTGTTTCACTACTCGCCACGAACCGCTTTCCCCTGAGGGTGTGAAGCTCCGGACTCGGGCCACCCTCCTTACCCTTAGCTCGGAAGGCACCCGTCGCTGCGGTCATCCCGTAGTCCCCGAACATGGCCCGCATGGTTTCCAGGAACGTCGACTTACCCGTACCGGACGGGCCGTGCAGGATGAACAGTGCCCGCTGATCGTTCACCGAGGCCAGGGAGTAGCCCAGGACCCGCTGCACATACTTGCGGACCTGCTCGTCTGGCAACATCTGCCCAATGAACCGCTCCCAGTTGGGGCATGTTGCCGAAGGATCGTAATCGGCCGCGAACTGTCGGGTGATCAGGTCCTGCGGTGAATGCGGGAGAAGCTCGTGATTCTTGAGATCAAGGGTGCCGTTGCCCAGGTTCAGTAGCCACAGGTTCCGGTCGAACTCCTCGGCCCGTTTCGTCATGCCGGGGATGGCCTTCGCCAGGGTCATCGCCGCCTGGATCCGGGACGCGGACTGGGAATTCAAGCCCCACTTGGCAAGTTTCTCATCGTCCAGGCGTACACCGTGGTCCACCATCTTCTCGGTCATGTCCATGACCTCGCGGGTTAGGGCTCCCGAGTAGTCCTGTTCCCACTTCTTTCCGGTCCAGTATCGGTTACCCTTTTCTTCATGTACCCAGTGAAAGAGTCCTTTGACGGTGGGCCGGTCCGCCAGTCGGAGCGCATTACCGAGATCCGAGAAGCTGTAGGAACGGTCCGCTGGGACAGCGTCGGGTGTGCCTTCGTCAACGGGACTAGAATCGGTATATCTGAACTCTTCGATGGTCTGGCGTTGGGGCAAAAGTTGCAGTTTCTGCAACGCGGCCTTTATATCCCCACCATGATCGCTGTAGGCGACGAACTCAAACGGAGTGTAGTACCGGTCGGAGTCAACTCCCGACGAGGTGGAGAAGACGTATAGGCGCCCCGACCCGTCGTGGTCCAGGGTGGCTGAGATCCCATCCCTGGCCTCCTTGCCCGGCCGCACCCAACTACGGGCACCGGCCGGCGTCCACCCCCGCTCACGCAGCAACGTCGGGAAGTGCTGGCCCTGGTCCCACTCGTCCCACAGGTGCCCGGTCCCCGTCACTGACCTGGGGAGGTTGGGTGTGACAGGAACCGGGAGCACCTCAGGCATCCGGTCCAAAGCCATCCGAACCGCCCGATGGATGTTAACCCGCGTCTGCCAGTACATGGTGACTATGTCGCCATATTCACCACGAACCTTCAGCCACTGCCGTCCCGTGGGGTGACAGATCCCCGGGGTCGGGGCCACGATCACATAGCCGCCCTCACCCCGCGTCTCGGCGAGCACCTTGATCCGGTCGTCGGGGTTCGTGTGGAGCTCATCCATCGTCGCGGGTCGCCGGGCGACCTTCTCGTTCCCGGGAACCTCCCGGTCATAGATACGGTAGATGAAGTGCAGGCCGCCGTTGGGGGACTCTTCTGTGTACGCCGACGAGATCAGCTTCAGCCACGCGTCCAGGCAGCCCAACTCGGCGGCGGCGGTCTCGATCGCCATGAGCGAGTCCGGGTCACAGGCCCGGCCTTCCAGCTCCAGCATTTCCAGGTTCCCGGAGATCCGACCCATGATCAGGGCCAGTCCGTACTCGTGTCCGTTACCCCACCAGTGGTCCATCTCCCCGAACTCGGGAAGCCTGATCTGGTAGTCACCCCACTTCACCGCAGGGCGTTTCGTGCCCCCGGGGAGAATCGGAATGGTCGATACCCCTGCCTCGTGCCAGATCCTCGCGACCTGTGCTACGGTGGGGCCTGAGTTCATGTTTCCTCCTTGTCAGGGAAACATCCTGATCCTTAGGTTCTATTGGAACCAGGATCAACAGTTTCACAGTTTATGAGGGGCCACCGGAGGCGATGCCGGTGGCCCTCACTATAGGCCCGTTTGAGCCGACGGCCCAGTGATCGCCACCTAGAACGGCGGTTCGGCAGGTTGTGCCAAATTGGGGGCCGGAATGTTGTGGGTTTTACGCAACGAATCCAGGGTGGCGTTGTGCTCGTGCTGCTGGGCCAGCCGCTCCGTCACCTGCACCGGCTCCAAGGTCATCCCTTGCTGGGCGAACATCTGAATCACATCCCCCACGCTTGGTGGCGGTGGGAGTGTAGACTGAGGGGATGGATAATTTACCCCCGGAATGGGCGGGGACCCGAATCCAGCACCAGGTCCAGTACCGGGTCCAGCGTGAGTGGGACTGGATGGGACCACCGTGGGATATTCCTGCGATTGACCTCCCGCTGGCGAGGCGGGGGTGGCAAATCCACCAGCGGCTTCACCGTGAGGAGCAGTAGATGGAAATGGAGTTGTCTGCCACCCAGCGTTGGGCTCACTCGAATGATGACCTGGCAGACCGGATTGAACTGGCCGTCCAGGTGAAGTGGGAGGGGGACTGGCGAGTGGAGTTTGACCCGGTGCCGACGTTTGACCTCCCTGATGCGTCATGGCTGGGAGTGGAGCACCATTTCCAAACTGGGGGTAACTAGATGGTGAACCATGAGATTGAGTCGGCATGCTCGGCGGAGCTGAGGTCGGGGTGGGTCCTGGCACAAAGCCCCCTGGCCCTTGAGCCGTTGTGGGGTATGGGCCTGACGAGCCTGCCGAATACCCTGCTTGAAGCTCTTGCGGACCGCCTTGACGGCTGGTCTGCTGTGGCGCGGTCCGGGTGAAGTTCGGATTCCACTGACCCCAGGTGTGGGCCTTCTGACTCACCGAGGGGTCACCCATCACGTTCGTCACGGTGAACGGGTTTGGTGCCTGACCGCCGGAGAGTCGGATCACGATGGGTCCACGTCCGATGAACGGGCGCAACTTCCCGATGATGGAGCCGGCCCGCCACCAGTAGTTGTGCTCCACCAGCCCCCAGTGGGTGTTGTCGTCACTGGGTAGGTCCAGGTCCACGACGTCCACCATGATGGCGTCAGGGGCCTTGCCATCGGCCCGGGGCATGCCACCAGGGGCGTCGGGGATGTGCTCGTTCACGAAGACGATCAGGTTGTGGCCCTGGGCCGCCAGGTTCTTCGGAGTGAAGTGGGCCCTGCGGGGATCGGTTTCCTGTTGCTGTGGCTGATCAGAGTACGACTCGAACATGTTTCCTACTTTCCTGGGCATCCTTCGTCGGACGCTCCCTGTTCCAGTGACAACCTGAAGTTGTAGTACGGACAGTACCCACAGTCGTGTGACGGTTTCGCGTCCACCTGCTCCCACCGGTGCGGGTTGTTGATCACGTCCAGTTGGATCAGTTGATGCTCGATGATCGGGAGCTGGTCCAGGGACCGGAAGGCCCGGGCCCGGTCGTAGTCCTCGACCCAGGCGACCACGTCTTTCAGCCGTCCCGCGCGTGGATAGAATACCAAACCTACCTTGGTTACGGTATACCCAAGCAGCTCGTATCCCAGACCATAAATGTTTACTTGGTTAATGTACTTTTCCGGTGGTCCTTGTTTTATCACTTCCGTCATACGATCCTTGCCGGCTGACTTGTGGTCCACCACCCATCCCCGACCCACATGAAACAGGTCCCCGTGGCCGGTGAGTTGCTCCGTGAATGGCAACTCCACCTCGGTCCGCCAGTTATGGTCCCGGTGCGCGATGGCCCACCCTTTCACCGCCTGCTCCAACCACATGTGAATGCCCGTACCGACGATGGCGGGCCATGGATCGGCTCCCTCGTTGATGACCGGGATCCTGGCCATCCGCATCCCGATGGCCCGCTTGCAGCCACTGCTTATTTCCGAGGGCCCCAGGTTCGTCTGGAGCGTGCGGGGTGACCGGGAATCGGCCCACTTGATGATCTCCGTCATCTCGGCCTTCAACAGGTCCGCCTCGGGGCTGGAATTAGGGTCACCGAAATGTTCGAACATCATCCAGTGACTCTATTCCCCCCGTGTGACGAAACCTGTTTAGACTGATCATGTGGGTTTGTCGCTGGCGCAGAGAATGGCACGGTTGTCACGGCGGGAGCGCGTGGACATCCTGTCAAACCTGTCCGATGACGTTGTGCAAGAAATGCTCAATGGGGAATGGTGGTTCGTCGCACGCCCGGAACAGATCCCCCCCCAGGGCCAGGAGATGATCTACCTGTTCTGTGCCGGCCGTGGAGCGGGCAAGAGCAGGTCAGGCTCCGAATGGATCGTCGACCAGGTCCTCCGCCACCCGTTCGACCGCCAGGGCACCCCCACCGAGTGGCTGGTGGTGGCCGACACCCTGGCCGACGCCCGGACCATTAACACCGAAGGCCCGTCAGGGATCCTCAACGTGCTCCACCGGCGCGGCATCGACCACCGGTACAAGCAGGTGCCCCGGCCGATGATCCTGTTCCCGGACGGCGCCCGGATCTACATGGAAGGTGCCGACAACAAGGACACCGGCCGGGGCTACAACGCCGCTGGCGTGCTCTGTGACGAGATCGTCAAGTGGCGGTGGCCCTACGAGACCTGGTACGAGGGGCTGATGCCGTCCCTGCGGGCGGACCTGGTGGACGACCATCCCCGGGCGTTCGTCACCACCACCCCGAAGCCGATCAAGTTGCTTCAGGAGTGGATGTCCCGGCAGGACGGGACCGTACATGTCATTACAGGTTCAACGTTCGACAATGCCATCAATCTGTCCTCGCACGTGCTCCATGAGCTGAAGGTCCGGTATGCGGGCACTGCTCTCGGGGAACAGGAGCTCTATGGGAAACTTCTGGAGCTCTCCGGTGGTGGCCTGTTCAAGCGCATGGACATTGTCAACAACCGCCTCCAGGATTCGCCAGACGGTATCGTTTCTACTGTCGTAGGAATGGACCCGAACCTCACCGGCGAAGACGCTGAGACGGGGATCGTAGTGATGTGCAGGGATGCGGAAAATCACCTGTACATCCTAGCTGACCGTAGCGTTCAGGTTTCAGGACGAGCGGCAAGTCTTGCCGCATGGCGAGCTGTGGCGGAGTTCGGTGCGGATCTTCTGGTCTATGAGGAGAACCTGGGTAAACGGTTCCTGCAGGAAGTAATGCAGGACGCTTACAAGGAACTGTGTGATCAGGGATTGTTCCCACCCCGCACCACACCACCAATGAAGCCAGTTCACGCCAAGCACGGAAAAGCAACCCGGGCAGAACCAGTTGCCAACCGGGCGGAACAAGGAAAGTTGCACGTGGTGGGAGAGTGGGAAGAATTGGAGGACCAGATGGTTCTCTACGATCCGCTTTCCACCCGCGAATCCCCCGACCGGATGGACGCAATGGTCCACGCCGCCCTCATGCTTATGACCGGTGAGAAACGGCAAATGCGGATGGGCAACCCAGGTTCCTACACTTTGCCAAGGTCAGGTCTAGAATCTGATTACTACCGCGTCGGATTCTAAGGGCCTTATAGTAACCACATGATCGTCACTTGCCTTATCGTGGCCACAGTGGCGGTGACCCGACTGACCAGACTGCTCGTCACAGACAAACTGATGGTCGGGTACCGCCAGTTCATCGTGCGCAAGTGGGGCAAGGATTCGCTCGCTGCTTACTGGGCCCATTGCCCGTGGTGCACCTCTATGTGGGTGGCGCTTTTCGTGATGCCACCGGCCGTTTTCTGGCCCAACCAGTGGGTGCTCGCCGCCCTCTCCGTGCCGGCTGCCTCCATGGTGGCAGGACTCCTCCTCGATAAGGAGTAACCATGCCCCGACTGGGCCGGCAGCGGGTCCCCGACGTCACCCCACCGCCCCACGAAGCCCCCAAATCTTTGGTGGCGTCCGCCGCTCGCATCAAACTGGGCAACGCCGGCTGGTCCAAGTACCGGTTCGGCGATGATGGTTGGCAGCAGGAAGCGTGGCGTTTCTACGACACCATCGGTGAGCTTCGCTTCGCCGCCAACTGGATCGGTTCATGCTGCTCCAGAGTGCGTCTGTACATTGCGGAAGTAGATAAGAACGGACGCATTCAACAGGAGACTGAGAACAAGAAGGTCTCAGCCCTGGCGGACACCCTGTTCGGCAACCCGGCCGCCAAATCCGAAGCTCTCCGCATGATGGGTATCAACCTCACCGTCGCTGGCGACGTATACGTCGTAGGCCGCAGCGTAAGGGATGCCGAAAGCGACGAGTGGATGGTGATGTCCTGCTCGGAACTGAAGCGCATCAGTGCCCGAGGTGGCCCCTACTACGGGTTTGTGGACTCCGAAGGAAAGTTCCTCGGCGGGGACGAGAACAAACTCGATCCCGAGAACGACATCATCATCCGCATCTGGACCCCCCACCCGCGCCGTAACCTGTGGGCAGATTCCCCCACCAAGGGTGCCTTCGCGATGCTGTGGGAGATCGAGAAACTCACCCGGTACGTGTTCGCCCAGATCGATTCCCGCCTGGTGTCCGCCGGCCTGCTGTGGATCCCCAAGGAGGCGTCGTTCCCGGACCAGGACGGGGAACAGACCGGAGCGGTCGCCCTCACCGACCACCTGGTCCAGATGGGGTCGCTGTCGCTCAAAGGTGAAGGCACGGCGGCGGGTGTGGTTCCCACCATCGTGGAGATCCCCAACGAAGCCCTGGGCAAGGTGCAACTGACCCAGTTCATCAGCGAACTGTCCCAGCAGGCCCGGGAACTGCGCGAGGAAGCCCTGGCCCGGTTCGCCACCGCCATGGACATGCCACCAGAAATCCTGAAAGGGACCGGGGACACCAACCACTGGTCCAGTTGGCATGTGGAGGAGTCGGCGGTCAAGGTTCACATCGAGCCACTGCTGACCCGTATCTGTGACGGCCTGAACATCGGGTACCTGAAGGCGGCTCTCAAAGCCATCAACGTGGACCCCGACAAATACATGCTGTGGTACGACACGGCACCGTTGACGGTGCGGCCACAGAAGCTCCAGGACACCCACAACCTGTACAAGGACGGGATCGTGTCCCGGGAGGCGGTCATCCTCGCGGGGGACTACAAGCTCAGTGACATGCCCGACGAAGAGGAAGAGACCAAGCGGTTCGTCAAGGAACTAATGCTCCGGGACCCGAACCTGATCAACTCCCCGTCGATCCGGGAACTGGTCGGGCTCCCCGCCGACATGTTGCCGGCCCCCACCCAGAACGGTCAGGGTCCGCCCCCGCCACCGGCACCGCCCACCGGTATCGCTCCCACGGGTGCCCCGGTGCCGATCCCGGTCGGCTCCACCGCCGAGGGTGCACCCACCGAGGTGGCCCCACCGGTCGTCGCCGCCGCGTCGATCCCGCAGTGGGCCAACACCATGGTGGTCGCCAACGCGGTAACTCTGCGGGCAATGGAACTGGCCGGCAAGCGGTTGCTGACTTCAAGTAACCGGGGCCAACACAAGGAGACCAGCCCGCAGGAGCTACACACCAAGATCCGGGTCCTGGGTGTGGACCACGCCAAGCGGTTGCTCCATGGGGCCTGGGACATGCTGCCGTCACTGTCCACCCACCTGGATCCCAGTATCGACGCCATGGCCTTGCAGTCCACGCTGGAGACCTACTGCACGCAGATCCTGGTAGCCGGGGTGCCGCACGACGTCAACAACCTGGGTATCCGGCTGCGGGAGCGGGACCTCATCCATGAGCACGCGTGACAGCGACGAGGCCAGCCTCGGTGCCACGGTCACCGGGGCCCTGAAACGCTGGCTGGGTAAGGCCCGGGACGCGGTGATGGCCCCCTGGCGCCAGTACAAGATCTCCCCATCGCCGGTGGCGATCTTTACCACGCAGCAGGACTGGAACTCCGAGGTCGGCACCATTCTCACCGAGATCGGGAAGATCGGCGCCGGGGCCTGGTCACGGGCCAGTGACGTGCCGTTCGTTTCCCGGCACTCGTTCGTCGTGGCACAACTGGCCCAGACTGAGAACCTACTGGTCCGGATCCCGGACGAGATCTACAACCGGATCTTCGCCGTGATCACGGACGTGGTCAACAACGGTGGCGGCATACAGGAGGTCGCAGACGGAGTTGACGATGTTCTCTCCTGGACCGGCTCCGAAAACTGGCCAAGTCGTGCCAAAACCATCGCCACTACCGAGGTGACCCGGGCCTATGGTGGCGCTACAGTCGCAGCCGGCATGGAACAGTCGCGTGTAACCGGCAAATTGGTCTTCAAGGAATGGCTCACGGAAGCCGATCGCCACGTGCGGGCCACCCATCGAGCGACTAATCATCTGCGGGTTCCTCTCGCATCAGTTTTCCCTGTTGGTGAGGCGTATCTCCTCTATCCTGGGGATGCGTCTGGGCCACCGAACGAGGTCATCAACTGTCGGTGTGATCTACAGATTGTGGAGGGGTGACATGGACCCGAATCCGGGTAGAGGGATGCCCCTCCAGCTACAAAGATACTGGCTCCTTGGGAAAGGTGCGGCAAAGATTCGCTGGGACACTCCCGGTGATTTCTTGAGGTGTGTACGTGCGCTTCGGAGTAAGTTCCCTAAGAATCCCGAAGGTCTTTGTAACATCCTACACCAGAAGGCCACCGGAGGCCCCCCAGGTCACGGGCGCGGGGAACACAGTGCCCACACCGAGGAGGCTCTCACCCTCCTGGCGTCCCAGCCTGTCCTCGGCACCAACCTGTGGGCCGGACCCATGGCGCCCATCAACAAACCCACCGGCGAACCCAGCCAGGTACGGATGTTTGTGCCCGGTTCCATCAAGCACCGGGACCTGCCGTTGCCCCTCCGCCACCGACGTGTGGAGGGCATGGGGCACCAGGGGGCGGTCACTGTAGGCCGGATCCTGGGCCTCACCACCGGACCCGACGAAGGCGGCACCGACTGGGTGTACGCCTGGGGCGACTGGCTCGACTCCGAGATCATTCCCGAGGTCACCGAAGCCCGGTACCTCGTCGACCAGGGCGTCGCCGGTGCCAGCCTCGACCCCGGTGGTCGGGTGCGGGCCATGGTGGACCCGGAAACCGGCGCCCATCACATGATGGAGTACACGATGGGCGGCGCCACGCTGGTGGCGATCCCCGCCTTCTCGGCAACCCGGCTGTACAACCTCATTGATGGCGAGTGGCCCGACGATGATCCTGACATGGATGTTTCTGGGGACGAGTCTGACGATTGCGGGTGCGCTTCTGTTGTGGCGGGCGCTGCGGACACCTTCACGGTTAACCCGAATGGGTGGCGGGGTCTACCGCTCGCACCACGCGAGAGCGTCTTTGACAACGACGATGCGATCAAACGGATCTCGGCGTGGGCAAACGTGGAAGCAAAAGGAACGGATGTAGGAAAGCTGCGAAAGGCGTTCATGTGGCACGACAGCACCAAACCTGACGCGGACATCTCCACATATCGGCTCCCCGTCGGCGACATCGTCAACGGTCGCCTGACGCTCATCTACCACGCCATCTACGCGGCAGCCGCTCTCATTTCCGGTGCCCACGGTGGCCTTCCCGACATTCCTGACGAGGACAAGAACCAGTTGCGCACCGTCATTTCCGAGATCTACCCGGAGATGGCGAAAGCGTTCAATGACCAGTCGATCCGGGCACCGTGGGACCGGCCAGCAAACGTGGCCGCCCGCGAGGACGCCATGAGCATGCAGGAGGAGTACGCGGTGGCTGACAAGGAACCGTACGGGGACGTGACCTATGCGGACCCCGGCTACCAGGAAGACGGTAAGAAGCGGTACCCGCTCGACACGGAGGAACACATCCGGGCGGCGTGGACGTACATCAACCAGTCGGAGAACGCGGGTGCGTACAGTCCGGCACAGCTCAAGACGATCAAGGCGAAGATCTCGAAGGCGATGAAGAAACTCGGTGCCCAGGTGGAGGACTCCGGGGACTATTCCATGGCGTTCGGCTACCCGCTGGAGCCGCCACGGGCCTGGTTCGAGAACCCGGCGCTGACCGGGAAGACCCCGGTGACCGTGGATCCCAACGGGCACGTGTACGGGCACCTGGCCGCCTGGAACGAATGCCACCGTGACGTGGCGCAGAACTCCTGCGTGCTGGCACCCAAGTCGCGCAAGGAGTACGCACCGTTCCACCTGGGTCACGTGTTCACCGCCGAAGGTGACCGGGTGGACGTGGGCAAGATCGTCATGGATACCCGTCACGCCAGTGTGAACCTGCGGTACGCGGCGGCGGCCATCCACTACGACAACACCGGTGATGAGGTGGCGGTTGTCCGGGCCGGTGAGGACGAGTTCGGGATCTGGGTGTCTGGTTCGATGATCCCGGAGGCGAGCCCGGAGAAGGCCGCCAAGTTGCGTCGCTCGCCGCTGTCGGGTGACTGGCGGTCGGTGGACGGCAACCTGGAACTCACCGCCGCCCTGGCCGTCAACGTCCCCGCCTTCCCGGTGTACGCCATGGACGGGGACGAGCAGTTGGCTCTGGTGGCTGCCGGCATGGTGGCCGCTGTGGACGAAGAGGACCCGGACGAGCAGGAGATGCGGGCCTGGGAACTTCGGGAACTGCTGGACGAGGATGAGCGACTGGAGCAGCGGGACCGGGCACGTCGGTTCTCGCAACTGTTCGCCATGGACGGAGAGGCAGCACCAGAGGTGCCTGGCGAGGACCCGTTGTATGGGGCACAGGGAATGACCAGCCGGCAGTTGGACGCCTTGTTCTCGATCATCGAGGAACCAGGGGGAGGTACAGAAGATGGCAGCGAACCCGAACCCGTCCCGGCAGACGGACGCCCAGTGGTACCTGTGGGAGGAACTGCACCGGCTGGAGTCTAAGTCCCAGTTGGGCGGGATCTACGCGTTCAAAAGTGGGTACCACGGGACCAGGGACGACAACAAGAAGAACTGGCCCGGCAACTACTCCATTGTGGACTCCGAAGACAAGGGAGGTCCCAGTGATAAGTCAGGAGCCCTGGACTGGACGTTCCCGGACGCCCAGAGTGGCCGCTACGACACCATTATCAAATACACGAAACGACTTCTCGCTTCAGCTCAGGATCCCAAAGACACCCGGCTGTCTGGGTGGCGGGAGTTCTACGGGCAGGCGGACAAGGATACCCACGTAGAGGGGTGGGATTGTCGTTACTGCCTGCCGGCGACTTCCGATCCTTCCCACTTGTGGCATCTACATTTCTCAGAGGATAGAGACAAAGTCGAATCGTACGACAACAAAAACGCCCTATTGTCGGTACTGCGGGGCGAAACTTGGGAGGATTACATGTCCGGTCTCACGCCACAGCAGGCTGACAACCTCACTGCCATTGACAAGCGGCTCTACGGAATCTTCGACAATGAGCCCACCGTCACCTTCAAAACCGCTGACGGTGTGTCGCGTACCGAAACGAACAACAACTACGTGGTCCTCAAGGATCTACAGGACCGGATCGCAGTCCTGGAAGTGGGTGGCGTGGACGAGGACGCCCTCGCTCAGAAGGTTGCTACCCTGGTCGTGCAGCAGCTCGGGGGACTCGTCTACAAGCCAGAGGCAGCGTGACGTATGGCAGGTGTCGGGGATTCCTGGGGAACCGCAGAGGAGCTGCTGCACCCTCGTGACTCCCATGGCCGCTTCCGTTCTAGTTGGAAAATGTCGGCGGCGGCCGTCAAGAACATCCTCGGCATCCTGTCCTCTTTTCAGCCGCGCACCTTCGAAAGCGACGACCACGCCTCCAATTACCTGCGGGGAATTTCCCAGTCCCGCAGACCCAAATACGGTGCCAACGCCATTGACAAGTTGGTTCGCAACTTCGCCGAAATCAACGGCAAGCTTCGTAAAGGTGACAGCTCCGGGCCGGATATCAAAGCCATCGACGCCGAGATGGAACCCCTCCCGGACAACCTCATCCTCAGCCGCGTGGTGGGTCCGGAAGCATTCGGACTGACCCCGGAAAACATTTCCCAACTGGAGGAATACACTGGGAAACTGGTGGCCGACCGGGGCTACTCGTCCACCAACATCGGCACCCCACTGCCGCACCAGGCGGGACAGATCACCATGGTGATCGCCACCCCGAAAGGAACCCGGGCAGCCCTGTCGGGTTCGGGGAACAAGCCGTCCCGGGAGGTGTTCCTGGACCGGGAGCAGCCACTACGGATCACCAAAGTGGATTCCGACGGCCAGGGTGGCTTCTACGTGCTGGCCGTAGCCACCGAGAAGGGTTCCAAGGGGAACATCCGGTCTAAGAAGCTAGGTCCCGCAGCCAAAGCACCGGCCGTTTCCCCAGCGGAGGAGGCGGGGGTACCGCAGGCCGCACCCGTACCGGGCCCCCCAGCGCCTGTACCGCAGGCACCCAACCCGGAAGCCCCTCAGGCCCCGGCTCCGGGGGCGTTGGTGGTCCCGAAGAAGCAGGGACGGCCGGCCGGACCACCACCGGCTCCACGGTCAGACGGTCACGTGGCGGAGAATCTGGGTGGGCAGGGTCAGTCACGGGCTGAGGCTTCCGCTCCAAGTGCTCCGCGAGGAGCTGAAACGCCATCGCCAACAACTGAGACGCCTGAGCCAGCTCCTCATACACCTGGGCCAGAGGTGGCTCCTCAGGAGCCTTTCCGGGACGCATTCCGTAAAGCTAACATCAACGGACCGTCGTCCACGAGTCCCCGGCGTAAGGACTTCAACACCGCGTTCCTGGGTGCTTCTTCCGGAAAGCGGGAACCAACTTCCATTGTCGGGGAACTGGAAGATCGCATCTCCCTGTACGAGTCACAGTTGAAGGCCGACAAGGAGGATGGCACCGATTCCGGCACCCTACCCAAGGACATCGGCCAGCTTCAGCAACTGGCACAGTTCATCCGTAAGCACTTCGGGCTTGGTGGAGTTAAAGAGGAAAAGAAGGAACCAGCCAAGAAGGCTCCGGCCAAAAAGGTAGCTGCCCCTGCGAAAAAGGTGGTCGCTCCGAAGGCGGCTCCCTCTACCCCAGAAGCCGCTGACCAGGCCATCAAGGAGGCTGAACGGCCCAGACGCCCCCACCGTGCCAAGGTGGCCAAGAAGGCATCGGAGCCGGTATCGCTGGCCGAACCCACCAAGGATGGCCGCAGTCTCGGTGACCGGTGGCTGGAAGCCGCCGACATGAAACGGGACGACCTCTCCGAGGTGGAACAGGTGGGTCTGAACCTGCTCGCGGACCAGGTGGCTTCCGGTGCCCTGTCCCGGCCTGAGGCGGCCAAGCGGTTGGGTGGCGGTAGCTCCACCAAATTGACCAAGGTTGCTGACGGGCTGGCCAAGGTTCCCCGCAACGCTGGTCCTAAGAAGGTTGCTAAGCGGTTAACGGAGCAACCAGTTCCAGACCGCAAGAAGCCTGGATTGGCCGCCGGAAAGACGAACGCAAACCAGGTAACCAATGGGGACCGGATCCTGGTCCGCAAGAATGCTGCCGGAGACTGGGAAGCGTCATCCACCAAAACTGGTGCCACCACTCTCACGGTGACCGGGAAGGCGTCCACTAAGGGGCGGCGTTCTGGTATCCAGATCACGGGTACCGACGAGGACGGCAACCAGATCACGGTGAAGCCGGGGCCTTCGCATCAGACCTTCTGGAAGGCGGAAATAAAGACCGCTCCTCCCAAAAAGGCTCCTGATGCCCCCCAAAAGGCTCCTGATGCCCCCCAAAAGGCTCCTGATGCGGGTCCGAAGATGAGTACCAAGCCACTGCTCCCCAATAACTGGGATCGGGGAGGTGGAGGTGGAGAGATCGATTTCCATGGTGACGGTGACATCGGTGTGGCTCTGGATGCCCTCGGAGATGACAAGAAACTGGATGTTGACGGGGATGCTCTGGCGAATGTGTGGGGACGCCTGGCCACCAGGGCGGTGAGCGGGGACATCACCGAGCGGCAGTTGATAGATGAGACGAAGAAGTTGCGGGACAAGTTCCCAGCGGACTCGAAACCCTACAAGATCATCAACCGGGCCGCTGAGTCAATGGACGCACCAGAGATGACAGCCCCGTCCCTGCCCTCTCAGGCACCAGCTCCCCTCAAGAAGCTGGCCCAGGATCTGGTCAAGATCCCGCTGGCACGCAAGGACCGCCCAGGAGATGGCCCATCGGAACTGACCATGCTTCAGGAGTTGATCCGCGACTGGATGGCCGGGGAGCTTTCACCACTGCGGTTCAAGACCCGGCTCGTTGCCCTGTCCAACAATCGTCACGAGAGTAGGGAAGGCAAGTTCGAGGTAGATCGTGTCATCAAGGAAGCCATTGACGCGATCGGGAAGATGGATCGTAAGGATCTTCTGCCACCCACTCCACCGTTGCCCTCCCGGATCACCGCAGACGACATCGACAAGGCCCGTAGTGTTGAAACTATTTCCCAGGGTAACGTGGGCGATAACCGTAAGATTGTCCTAGCTAACGGTAAGGAAGTCTTCGTCAAGCATTCCAAAAAATGGGGACTACGCAGCGGAGCCGAAATTACTGACGCCGAAGAGATGGCTAATGCGTTGGCTCAAGCCATTGGAGCGCCCGTCCCTGACTTCGTGCGAGCCAATCGTGACACCATTTACACCGATTGGATTAACGGCACAGTTGGTTCCGAGATTATTGATGCCATCAATAACCCACTCCCCGGCAAGAAGGAGTTGTGGGGAAAGATTCTCAATAGTAAGGAATCCAAAGTCCTGGGGTTGTTCGATGCCCTGTCCTTGAATCCAGATCGTCATCATGGAAACTGGATGATTGACGAGAAGGGGAAACTCAAGGCAATTGATCATGGTCAGACGTGGCACAAGACGGCTCTGACCCCTCAGGAGCGGTTAAGCCTAAACGATTCTCCGTTCCTAAATAAGTGGATCTACGAGTATGGAGAGTTCAAGGACAATCCATTTACTCTTGATGATATTCAGAAGTTACAGGATCGAATCACGGCCATCCGGAACAGGTTTGAGGATCTGGATCGGGTTGACTGGTACAATAGAACTCTGGTTGTCCTGAAGCTGCTCAAGTCGCATGCCACAGGAACGGAGGATCTGATCACATGAGACGCATCAACTTCGTCAAGACGGATGATGATAAGAAAATCCTAGGATCAATCATCGAATCATCTGGTGAGTTGCATTTCAATGGGATGGGATTTACCGTATACAACTCCCTAAAAACGGCTTACGGTGAATCTCCTCCTACAGACAAGAAGATATTTGATACCCTTGCCTCGGGTTGGTCTAACGGGCCAGTAAAGACTGTCATGGAAGGGGAGGCCAAGTAATGGCATGTGCGTGCAACGGCGGGACGTCCGAAGTGGTGCCGGCCGTGGAACCCCAGTACATGGTGTCCCTCCCCAACGGTCAGACCGTCGTGGTCCAGGGTGAACACGCCGCCAAGGTAGAGGTCACTATGGCTGGCGGAGGAAGCTACGTCAGGCGTTAGAATGGGCACATACCGGGGTGGAGCAGGTCGGTCAGCTCACTGGGCTCATAACTCAGAGGTCACAGGTTCAAATCCTGTCCCCGGCACAAGTGGATCGGATGGGAATCGAACCCACCTCCTCGGCGCTATGACCAGCTCAGCCACTGAGCTACCGACCCAGGTATCCCCTCCCACCTACGGTGGAACGCAACTCTCGGCCTCATCACCGATTTTGTCCACATTTCCTTGCGGTTTATGTCCGGTGGTAAAACGGGGATACGACTAGTGTACCATGAAGGTGTCCAGGATCGGTGCTGTTGGAACAGCTCCCAAGCCTCGAAAACTTGGGAAACCCCGGGCGTGGGTTCGATTCCCACCCGATCCACCAGAACTTTTCACCAGCACCATGTAAGTGCTACGATCCCCTTGATCTTCATCCTGCGCTGTGTGCCGGGACCGAGGGTGGCTGTGCTTGAGAGCCGCGCCAATACGCGACTCTTTGGAGCACTCTCATGTTTGTCATCCCAGAGGACCTGAGTACCTTCTCCACGAACGCCGTGCAGGGGTTCATCGAGCAGGCGACCCAGGAATACAACACCCTGAAGGCCCAGTTCACCACGGACAACGTCACCGACGAAGCGCTTGACCAGCTCAAGGCCCTGCGGCAGTTCGTCAAGGTGGACGGTCCAGCGGAGATCACCTCCCGCCAGCAGCGTCAGGCCGACTTCACCGCCCTCGACGACGAGCCCGAGACCCCCGAAACCGAAGAGGTTGAAGAGGTTGAGGAGCCGGAGGCCGAGCCGGAGCCGGTAGTGGCTGCCGCGAAGGCGAAGGCGCCACGGATCAAGGACATCGCCAAGGACACCCCGGAGCCAAAGGAGTCGCCGGCCCAGGCCCGGCCGCAGTATTCCTCACTGGTGGCCGCAGCCGGTGTCCCGAACTACAACACCGGGGATCAGTTCAACACGCTCCTGGACGTGGCCAAAGCGTTCGAGGCACGCACCGCAGGCTTCACCTCCATGGTGACCAGCGGACGCGGCCACGAAGTGCAGCAATACCCGGTGGCGGTGCTCCAGCGCAACTACCCGGACGAGTTCTCGGTCAACGGTGACGAATCCGACTACGAGAAGCTGCTCAAGGTTTCCGACGAAACCCGCCTGCCCGGTGGTTCGCTGCTGGCCAGCGTGGACCTGCGCCGCAAGGAGATCCTGGCCACGCAGCCCGAACGGGATGCCCTCGTCGCCGCCGCAGGCTGGTGCGCGCCGTCGGAGACCGACTACGACATCTGTCTCCAGATCACCACCGACGGTCTCCTGGACGTGCCCGAGGTGCAGGCCCGCCGTGGCGGTATCCGGCACAACACCGGTATCGAGTTCGACTCGATCTTCGGTTCGGGTACCGGCTTCTTCGACCTCACCGAGGCCCAGGTCGCCGCTGGCACCACGAAGACGTGCCTGGAAATTCCCTGCCCATCGTTCGTGGACACCCGGCTCGGTGTCACCGGCCTCTGCCTGACCGGAAACATCCTGTCGATCCGGGGCTACCCGGAGTTCACGGCGGCGTTCACCCGTGGCGCTCTGGCCGCGTCGGCTCACCAGGTCAACCGGGAGCAGATCCTGGACATGATCGCCGACTCGACGGCAGTGGACCTGACCGGCCTGGCTCCGTGGGCCACGGACGGTTCCACGGTGTCTCAGGTCATGTCGGCGGTGGAACTGGCAATCGTGGACATCAAGTACCGGCTGCGGCTCCAGCGTTCGGCCACCCTTGAGGTGGTTATGCCGTTCTGGATCCTGGCCCAGATGCGGGCGGACTGGATCCGGCGCACCGGCATGGACAACGGGCAGATCGCGCTGGCGGATTCGGCGATCAACTCGGCGTTCTCGGCCCGGGGTGCCCGGGTCCAGTACGTGTACGACTGGCAGGACGCCTTCAGCAACGGTGCGGCGACTGGTACCGGTGCGGACACGCCGGTGTCGATCTTCAACCGGTCGCTCCAGTTCCTGGTCTACCCGGCCGGCACCTGGGTGCGCGCTGTGTCCGACGTGATCACGCTGAACTCGGTGTACGACTCGACCAAGCTGGCCACCAACCAGGTGACCCACCTGTTCACGGAAACCGGTTGGGCCATGGTTCGCATGTGCCCGGTTTCCCGGGTCTACACGGTGCCTGTCTGCCCGAGCGGTAAGACCACCATCGCCGGCACTCTCACCTGCCCGTAAGCAACCTGGGGCCCCCGGGCAACCGCTCGGGGGCCTTAGCCCAGGCCAGATACGGAGGTGACAGCAATGGCCTACTTCAACGGACCGGCACTCATTGATCCACCGATGGCACCAGCGGCGCCGATGGGGATCTTCGACGTTGCCCTGGGCCCGATGTCCTTCCCGGTGGAAGCCGCCCAGGGTGGCGGGGTAATCCTCGTTCCCGACGACTGTGCCAGCGACTTCTACCTGATCGCCATGGACTGCCCACCCATCACCGGGGCTAAGACGTTCACCGGCGTGGAGGCCCCGATCTCCGGGTCCCCGTTCACTGTCATGACGTCCTACACCTGCGGTTCGATCGGTTTCTCGTTCGAGGAGGCGACCCAGCGGGTCCGTACCCGGATGCAGTTGCGTGAGCAGCGGGCGGTGGAGCGCCGCATCTGGGGTGGTTCCACGGGCGTCCTGGGCACCATTCCCGGCCTGTTCGCCAGCGCCACCAGCCTCGGTTCCGCATCGTGTGTCACCGAGGCCCTGGAGATGCTGGAACAGACGTTGGCCGACAACGGGGTGCTGGACGGCATCATTCACGCCCGTCCCGGCATGGCCGCCCACCTGGCCCAGTCACATCTGATCTACGACCAGGCGCCACGGGTGCGACGTACGGCCATCAACACCCGACTGGCGTTCGGTCAGGGCTACACGGGTGTGGGTCCCACCGGCCAGGCGGTGTCCACGGACACGGAGTGGATGTACGCCACTGGTCGGGTGCTGATCTGGGGCGGCGACACGTTCGTGTCGGACCCGGGGATGGGCCTGAACCGGACCACCAACCAGTTGTATCTGGTGGCTGAGCGGACATTCGCGGTGGCGATCGAGTGTGGGATATGGGCTGTCCAGGTAACCCGAAACTGTACGACGGCAGGGGCCTGACGTGGCTTACATGTACCCGAAATCTGAGGAGTTCGCCCAGGTGTTCCAGGACCTGGCGGCACTGGCGGGCAGGCCTCGCGACATCCGTACCACCACGGACGGACCGGTCCCGTTGGGTCTGGTTGTTCCGGACGATCTTTTTGAGCGTTACCAGGCCACGTTGGAGTTGCCCGTAGAAGCGGAAACTCCGAAGAAGCGTGGTCCGGGTCGGCCGCGTAAGGAGCAATCATGACCTCTGTTTGTTACACCCCCATCAAGATCCCTACGGTGCGGGTGACGAAACTGAACGCCTGTGGCCAGGCGGTCACCGGCACCTGTTCCACGGTGACTTCCAACGGCATCATCTCCGTGGCGATGACCAAGGAGTACGAGGACCGGCAGGAGTTCTTCGTCAAGAACGGTGACGGCACGTTCTGTGTGCGGGCCACCAACCCACCGATCCTGAAGTGGATCAACCTGGTGGTGACGTTCTGCAACGTGGACCCCGAGTTGGTCAACCTGATGACTGCGGAACCGATGGTGGCCGACGACGCTACCGCTCCCCGCAACACCGGTTTCTCCACCGACCAGGACTCGGCGTCCAACTCCAACTTCGCCCTGGAGGGGTGGACGCGGATCACCGGTTCCACGGCACCGTGTACCGGTACCAACGCGTTGGAGTACGGCTACGTCCTCTTCCCGTGGGTCATCGAAGGAACCGTCGGTGACATCACCTACCAGAACGACACCGTCTCGTTCATCGTGAACGCCCGTACCACGAACAACTCGGTGTGGGGCCTGGGTCCGTACTTCGTGGACCTGTCCGACGCCACGGGAACACTGAACAACCCGATCAAGCTGCTGACACCGATCACGTCGACGCAGCATCACCGGATGTTCCTGACCCGGCTCGCACCGCCCACGGGTGCCTGTGGCTGTGTTCCTCTCTTCAACATCTAACCCAAGAACCATATGAACGTGAGAGGGTGGCGGCATGGTCGATGTTTTCGGTGATGCCGTCACCGCTCCGTGCAACTTCACGGTAGATACGTCCTGCTGCGATGACTGGGACACCTACGACCCCGAGTTGCAGACCAACGCGGCCGAGTACGGTGCCCTCGTCATGTGGGCGGCCACCGGGCGCCAGTACGGGCTGTGTACCAAGACGGTGCGCCCCTGTGGACGCACGTGCGGCCCCAACCCCTACGGTGGGTACTTCTGGTCCGAGGGCACCTGGCTCCCGTACACCGTGGGCGGGCTGTGGTTCAACTGCACCTGTGGCTGTAACGGGTCCCTGGGATGCTGCTCGTGCGTGCCCCGCTGCCAGGTGTGGCTGCCCGGGCCGGTGGCAGCCGTGTCCGGGGTGTCGGTGGACGGCGACATGGTCCCGGTGGACTCGTGGCGGGTGGACAACGGTCGCTGGCTGGTCCGCACCGACGGTGACTGCTGGCCGGAGTGCCAGGACTACAACGTCGACTCCGGTGAGGGCACCTTCTTCGTCACCTACCAGGTGGGTATCCCCGTCCCGTCGGTGGTGGCCCGGGCGGCTGGGGAACTGGCCTGCGAGTGGGCCAAGTCGTGCCAGGGGCAACCGTGCCGGCTTCCCCAGCGGGTCCAGTCGGTGACCCGGCAGGGCGTGTCGGTGTCGATGGTGCCGATCGATGTGCTGCTGTCACACGGTTTTACCGGGATCGAAACAGTGGACCAGGTGATCCGGTCCCTGAACCCGTCAGGGTTGACCGGGCGGATGCGGATCTCCAGCCCCGACCTTCCCGTGACCCGCATGGTGACGGGATAGTTATGGATCTTCAACTGCGGGTGATCACGGCCCACGCCCTGGCGTGCCTGTGTACGGCGGTGAACGCCAACCCGAATCCACCACAACACTGTTGCAGACGCATCGAGTTTGACATCACCCAGGACCTGTCACCCGAGGTGGATCTGTGCTGTGAGGGCATCGCCTACGTCACCATGGGGGACGTGTGGCCCTCCTCGGCGTCGTTCCCGGAGGCGGACATCGTCCGCCAGGTGGCCGGCTCCTGCTACCCGCCCGCATGGGGGGTGCAACTTCGGTTGGGGATCACCCGGTGCGCACCGTCCGGGCTGGCACCCACGTGTGAGGAGGAGGAGGTGGCGTTCCTCCAGGACCTGGACGACTCGCAGGCGTTGAGAGCGGCAAGTTGTTGCGTGCGCAACTATATCCTCACCGACCCGCAGTGGTTGGGATACAACGTGGTCATCGAGCGTCAGGTCAAAACCATCGGTGGCGGCTGCGTGGACCGGTACGCACCGATCAGCATCCAGTTCCCGAACTGCGACTGCGGGTAATGACATGGCCCGGGTGGAGATCAATTCCGCTCAGGCCCGGCTCACCGCTACCCGGCTCTCCACCAAGGCGGTTCGGGAAATGGTCCGGGCTGTTGAGATCCAGGCCAAGGTCCGGGCCTCCGTGGGGGAGTACACCACCGGGCGCCTCACCAGATCCATCACCAGCCGGGTCTGGGTTTCCGGGGTAAGGGTCAACGGTTCCGTTGGATCCCTCCTTCCCTACGCCCACCTGGCGGACTCAGGTGCCAAGCCACACCGTATCGAACCCGGGCGTCCACCATGGGCGCTACGGTTCTACTGGCGTAAAGTGGGAAGGGTGGTTTATCGTTCACATGTCAATCACCCTGGACAGTCCGGGAAAGGTTGGCTCACCGGTCCATTGACATCTGAGGCGCGTCGGCGCGGATGGAAGGTCATCATTCATGACTGAGCCAGTAACCATCAAGGGTCGCGAGATGGAAATGAAGTTCCCGACCCCGCTTCAGATGACGTTGCTGGGACGGGAACTGAGCGTCCTGCAGCGGGCCCAGAACAACCCGGAAATTGTCGCAGACAATGCGATCAAATACTTCGCCAGCATCGCCCGTGTCCTGGACATCATGGAAGCGTTGATTGTCAAGGAAGCCGACCGGGATTTCCTCACCGAAAAGATGCGTGACGGTGACCTGAGCCTGGACGAGTTGAAGCCGCTGTTTACTTCGGTCCTCGCCGGGGATCCGGAATCAGCCCCGGTGGTGCGTCGTGCCCGTGTTAAGCGAAGCTAACGAAGCACCGCCTTACATCATTCCTAAACTGGTCACCGATCCCGTCGCCTCACTGACCCCGTGGCCGATCGAAATACAGGTGGGATCCGTGCACGCCACCATTCCCGCCACCTATGCCGTGGACTGGCTCAGCATCCTCATGGTGGGGGACAAGTTGTGGCTGGAGGACGTGTTCCCGGGAATGACCTTGGACCCGGACGCCATGGAAGAGGCCCTGGAAGCCGGCCAGTTGGACGCCATCGACTTTCAGGACCTGGCCCTGGCCGCCATCTCCTCGGCGTCCGGGCGGCCATGGTGGGTGGCCCTGCGGTTGATTGAGACAGTCCGGGCCAACTGGGACCAGTTGGGACCCGAGTTCGTGTACCGCAACATCGACGCCACCAGGGTGTCGCTGTCGGCGTGGCTGGACGTCACCATGTTGCTGGCCCTGAAGAGCGTGAAGCAGGATCAGATCCCTATGTTCCTGGCCCAGTTGGAGGCACCACCACCTGGCGAGGAAGCAGCGGACGACGGTGGGATGAACGCGGACCAGTTCCTGTCTATGATGTAACTGGTAGCGCCTCCCTTACGCCTACCACTTCCAGTTGTCTGGTGGTGGATACATGGCGCTCGGTGACGCCTTTATAGATGTTCACGCCAACACGGATCCGTTTGAGAAAGATCTCCGGACCAAACTCCCTACCGCCGCCAAAGACGCTAACTCGATCATGGATCAGATCGGGGAAGGCTGGGGCGACAAAGTAGCCAGTTCCATGACCAAGGAGCTGGGCAGCCACGGCAAGGACTTCGCCCAGGCGGTGGAGCGGTCCACCGAACGTACCGTCATCCACCCCCGGTCCGACATCAAATGGGACGCCAACGTCGGCCGGTTCCGCAACTCGGCCGGTGAGTTCGTCGCCATGTTCGCCGACGAGACACAGAAAGCGTTCCAGCGTCAGGCCGGTCCCGGCGGCCCGTTCGCCAAAGTGGGGGAAGCCTTCTCCGACGCCGTTGGTGCCGGGTTCAGTGTCAGCGGCAAGTCACCCCTGATCGCCCTGCTGATCCCGTTGGTCGGTGAGATCGGGCTCCTGATCGCCGGAGCCCTCCAGGGAGCCAACGCCCTGGCCGCCGTACTTACCACCCTGCCGGCCCTGATCACCGCCGTCGGGTTGCAGGCCACCGTCCTGTTCGCCGCCTTCCACGGCATCGGAGACGCGATCCAAGGTGCGTTCGCTGCCAAGAACGCCCAGGAACTCAACGACGCGATCAAGGGACTCACCCCGGCAGCCCAGTCGTTCGTGGTGTCTCTGCTGCCCGTCCGGGACCTGTTCAAAGAGATCTCCGCGATCGCGCAGCAGAACTTCTTCAAACAGCTCGGTGACACGGCGGGTCAGGTGGCCCGTGCGCTGGGCCCGATCCTGACCGGGAACAACTTCGCCGCCCTGGCCCGCTCCCTGGGTGACCTGTTCGCCGGGGTCGGGGTTCTGTTGCGGTCACCGCTGTTCAGTGACTTCATCAACAACACCCTGAAGCAGACGGTCATCTGGCTGCGGGAGTTCGGGTTGGCGTTCACCAACGCCCTGACCGGACTGGTGCGGATCGCCAACGCGTCCCTGCCGTTCCTGCGCACCATCGGTGGTTGGATCAATGAGGCGCTGAACGAGTTCGGTGACTGGCTGGGCGAGGTGGCCACCAACGGATCGTTCTCGGCGTGGCTGAAATCGATGACCCCGACGTTCCTGCAACTGCTGGAGCTGTTGAAGGCGGTCGCCAAGTTCGTCGGAGCCTTCTTCTTCGCCCTGGACAAGGCGGGCGGCGAGGACGCACTGTCGGAGATCATTGGTCAACTGATGGTCTTCGCCGCCATTCTTTCTTCCGACTTTGGTATCGAAGCCATGCGTGGGCTGCTCTTCGTCCTGGGAACTCTGGGAATTGTGTTCATGGGGCTGGCCACGGCGATCATGGCGGCTGCGGCACTCATTTCCGTTGCCTACCGGTCCATCCGGGAGTTCTTCATCTGGCTGATCGACTACGCGGCTCCGGCGGTGGGTCAGGCCTTTGAGGAAGCCTGGTTCCGTCTCCAGTTGGCCTGGGCCGGGATCGTCAACGGCCTCCAGAATCTGGGTAAGTCGATCGGTGACTTTTTCGTCGGCCTCTGGAACTCGATCAAGAACAACTGGAACCGCATCATCGGCATCTTCCTGAGTGTCCCGATGATGATCTGGAACGCGCTCAAAGGTCTGCCAAGCCTGCTGTGGAATGCCGGCAAGAATGCGGTGAACAGCTTCCTCGATGGTGTCAAGAGCATGTTCGGGGCGGTCGGAAACGTAGCCCACGACCTGATCAGCAAGGTGACCGACCTGCTCCCGGGTTCCCCCGCCAAGGAGGGACCCCTATCCGGTCACGGATACGCCAAACTCCGTGGCCAGCGGATGGTTCAGGACCTGATGGTGGGCATGAAAGGGCAGGCCACGGACCTGCGGAACACCGCCACGAACACCGTGTCGCAGGTAGTCAACTTCGGTGGGATCAAGATGGAATTCGGTGGCGTACCCACCGAGGCGCAGGCACGTACCGCTGGAGCGGCAGTGGGGGCCGGCATCACCAACCAGATGGAAGTCGCTCTAGCAGTTAGGGCCCTGTGATGGCTAACTACAACCCGAACTCCCCGTACATTCTGGGTCAGGAATGGGTGCCCATCCAGGAAGACGATTACAGCCTGGTCGGCGGAGTGGACGCCCTGGAAGTGGGTCATTCCTTTTCCCTGGCCACCACTCGCGTGCTTCGGGATGGCCGCTACTACATCAAGGACTTCCCCGCAGGTCAGGCCGGCTACCCGGAAATCATCAGCATCTACCCGAACGGTGGGGAAGGTCTGAGTGGACCCATTCAAAGGGTTCTGATTCCGGTGAACAACGGGGTAGTGACCGGGGCTGAGACGTCGTTCACCGTCAACGCGGCCACCGACCTGTTCAATCCCGCTGACGGTATTGCCGCTTCCACCGCCATTGACAATGTCAACAACAACGGTTTCACCGCCTATTTCGCCACCAACCAGTACGCCCAGTTGCTGAACGGCAAGCGGATCCTGGGTATCAACCTGTTGTACTCGGTGGCCACCACCAACGAGTTTGAGCTGGCGAACGTACTTGCCGGTAATGGTGGGATCATTTCCTCCATTGACCTGGTGGCGAACAACTCCGCCGTGTTCACGCTGGCACTTCTGTTCGGGTCCACCACCAGCGGTCTGTACAACTTCGGGTACAAGTATTTCCCCACCGCCACCGCGTCATCGGACCCGCAGCGTGGGGTGACCCGCAACCGGCTCCCCAACTACAACCCGTACTTCGGGTCTCCGCCGTCCACTGCCATTTCCGAGGTCCAGCCGTGGAGCTATGCGGACCTTCAGCGGTTTGAGATCAGTGACAGCAGCCGGTACGGGATCCGGGTGTGGAACACCGCCAGCGGTACCACCTCCACCACCTTCAACCCCAGCTTCTTCTGGTACTACATGGCACTGGAAGTGCTGTTCTGTGAGGAAACCAGGCTGGCGGTGGGAGGGTTCCAGCGGGCCAACACCGCCGGAGCCAACTTTGTTCCCATCTACAACGCCAACGTGATCCCGTTGCGCACCATGGGAACCCGGACGGTGAACCCGGTCCTTCTTCCCGGGGACTACACCGTCACTGTCATGAAGGGTGACTCGGGAGAAACGTCTGACTTCAACGGGATCTTGTACGGGGTGAAGCCGGAGCCGATCAACGCGATCCGGCAGTTGTACCCACTTCCCACGGTGGAGGGGGTCCGGGTTCAGCTCCCCAACCCGATGAACGACACCGCCGTGGGCAAGGTGTTCACCCGGGAAACGACCCAGATCCTGCCCATGCTGTCACTGCACACCTCCGGTGGCCCGCTCACCGAGGTGCACGTGTACGGGCGCCAGTCGGTGGCCCAGGTGTACGGCACCATCACCGCCACCCAGGACATCAACGAGGACGCCGACGGCGGTGTCTCATACGACTACGACCAGGTTCGTTTCTATGCCCGACGGTTCGGTAACACGTCCGTCCCGCTGCTCCTGGATTCTCCGGACATCGCCGGGTTCTCGGCCCGCATCCTGCCAGTGACCTTCGATGCCCTGGAAGACATGGTGGACGGCTGGAAGGAGATCACCCTCCCGGTGAGTCCCAGCGCCGTTCCCATGGGTGCTCAGGCGGTTGCCTCACCGTCCTGGCGTTGGTCGGCGGCAGGGGAACTGGCCGGTAACCGGTGGGAGGTCCTCGGCGCCTCGGCACCGTCACTGTCCGGTCAGCCGGGGAACCTGCTCAACCTGATGGCTTCTGGCCAGCGTCTCGGGGACGCCACGTACGGCATCGGTTCCACCACGGAGACCGGAACCACGATCACCGAGTCGTGGGTTCCTGGTATCGCTCCTCCGGTGTCGGCAACCACGGCGGACGGGTTCTCCGACGCGACTGTCCTGTTCAGCGTCAACCCGCCTGCGGTGTCGGGGCTGGCGGTGACGGCCATGAGCCAGGCCCTGACCTACACCACCCCAAACTGTTCCGGGTTCGTTCCGGGATGCGTACCCACGTCCCTGACTTACAACAAACTGTCGTGGACGCTGCGCCGCAGCGTGGTCCAGGACCTGTTCGCCCGGGTAGCAGCCTCCGGGTGGGGGTCGGCGGACACGGGGCAGGCATGGGCCCTCACCGGCACCACAGGTCTGTTCACCGTGGACGGCTCCTACGGGGAGATGTTCCACACCGGGGGGGCGGTCAGCACCCTGACCCAGGCCCTGGTGGGGATCAACTCCCCGGACAGTGATGGTGGGTTCTCGTGGTTGATGGACGCCACCGACTCCACCGGTACCAACACCATCGAGATCCTGGCCCGGTACGCCGATGTGTCGAACTTCTACCGGGTGACCGCCACGATCAACGCGAACCAGACCATCGATTTCTCCATGACCAAGCGGGTTGCCGGCGTGGAGACCACCCTGGTGACACAGGCGGCCAAGTATGGGCTGGTGCAGACGACGGCTACCTGGTTCTCGATGCGGTTCCGGGTGGCGGGGGCCACGTTGCAGGCCAAGATCTGGGTCCGTGACCTGCCGGAGCCACCTACCTGGGACCTGGATATCAGGGACACGTCTCTGACCACAGGCAACTCGTGGGGGGTCCGGTCCGCTGACAACACCACCGGTCCGGCGTTCACCTTCTTCGTTGACAACCTGTTGGTGTCGCCGCCGAACTTCGGGATCCTGGAACTCCAGCGGTACGACCCGGTGGATGCGGCGTTCAACACGATCATGTTGTCCACCACTCCGGCGATCACGGCCTTCAACGACTACGAGGCCCGGGTGGGCCAGACGTCGGTGTACCGGATGCGGGAACGCAACATGTACGACTTCGCCGGCCTGTGGTCGCCTCAGGTGTCCGGTTCGGTGGCCACTCCCGGTGTGGTGGGAGCCAGTGTGGCTCTGACCATTTTTACTACCAACTACTTCCAATCTGGCAGTTCCAACCTGGCGTACTCGGCGGAATGGGAGGGGCAGCCGCAGGAGGACTTCACCTGGCCCGAGAGTAATGATCTTGTCATCCAGGAGATGTACGACAAGAACTTCGTCACCACCTTCCATCCGTTGGAACGTGGCGGCGAACGGTTCACCCGCAACATCCTGGTGAACGCCGCCGGGATCCCACCGGTGACGTCCCAGAACGGCTTCGAGTCGTTGCGGGATATGGCCTGGAACGTGGCCCCGTACATTTGTGTCCGGGACGAACTGGGCAACCGCTGGTACTCCACGGTGGTGGTACCGGAGGGTAACCGCAGACGGATCCGGGCCCAGGGTCACCTGACCATCGCCCAGGTGGCGGTCATTGAGACCAGCGAGTTCCCGTTCCCGGTGAATCCGGCATGAGCCTCATCGACCGCACCCTTCCCGACGTTGACCCGTTCTTTGACCTGACCACGGGGGTGGGTCAGCGTTCGGCCACGTTCCGGTTCAAGCTGATCGACGGGGTCACCGGTGGCCATCTCGGTGACATCACCCCTATCCGTAACGCCAGTTTGAGTCACGACACGACCCGCACCATCAAACGGAGCTTGAACCTGTCCCTGGGTGTGGCCGACACCATGGCCATCGATCCGGTCAACAACCGGGTGGAGCCGTTCATGGTGCTGCCCAACGGCACCGAGTACCCGCTGGGCCGGTATGTGTTCACCACGGCACCCAGGGACGTGTTCACGGCCGGCAAGTTGATGTCGGCCACGTTGCTGGATGAGATGTTCATCCTCGATCAGCCGATCCAGGCGGCTATCGCCGGTGAGGGGGTGCTGGCCTCGAAGGCGATCGTGAAGGTGGTTGCCGGGTTCGGGTTCGACCTGGAGGTGGAGGGCACCGAATACACCGCGCTCCAGTCCTGGGGTGCGGGTGCCGGCCGGGGTCAGATCCTGGCAGCCCTCGCCCTGGCCGGTGATTACTTCTCCCCTTGGTTCGATAACCATCACAAGCTCCGGTTCATTCGTTCGTTTGATCCGGCGACAGCGATCCCTAACTTTGACTTTGATACCGGGAACCAGGTTCTGAGAGAACCCATTCAGGAGACGGACGATCTACTTACCTCTCCCAACAGGTTTATCGCTATCGCCAACAGCAGCAATGACCTGAGTTCTCCTGCCGCCGCCTTTGTTGACGTACCAGTTTCCGCTCCTCATTCCATCAAGAACCGGGGCTTTGTGGTAGCCCAGGTAGTGGATACCCAGGTGGCCGACACCGCGCAGGCGCAGGTGGTGGCCCGTAATCTGGCAATCCGTCACACGGTATTCGAACGGGTTACTCTGACAACGCCACCAGATCCTCGCCATGACTCATATGATGTGGTGATATGGAACGGCCAAAAATGGCTTGAGTTGGCATGGTCAATGGATCTGTTGGAGGGCGGGAGCATGGAACACACCCTCCGGAAGACATATTCATGAACCGGGAAATTGTTGAGTCAGTTGCCGCCGGTGCCAAGGCGATCAAAGACACCGCCCAACGTCTCGGCCTGACCTGGTCGTTGAGACCGGGAACCATTCAGCCCTCGGATAGTGGGGCGATCCAGGTCAGCTTGGACGGTGACCAGGACGTCGCCCGGGTCACCGTGGTCAGCCTCATCGGACCCGTGGTACCCCTGTCCCGGGTCATGGTGCTGATCATCCCCGACGCGATGTTCGTCATCGGCAACGTCACCGGAGCCGTTCCCCGGGTCATGACCAACCGTGTCCTGATGGTGTCCAACGCCGACGTCACCCTCACCACGTCGTACCAGGTGGTTCCTAACACGCTGGTCACGGTAGTCACGTCCGGGCTGGCCACCTGGGAAGTGATCGGGGACTTCGACATGGACACCACCGGTGCCGGCACCACCATCATGGTGGGCAGCCTGTTCGTGGACGGTGTTCAGCAGACCGGTGACGCGGTGTGGGGTTCCAATGCCGTTACTGAGCGGGTAAACGTGGTCCAGATGTGGGATGGCACATTCCATAACGCCGGAGCGCACAACTTCCAGTTGCAGGCCATCAAAACCGTCAACGTGGGCACCAACGTTGTTCAGGGAATCGGTACCCGGATCAACGTGAAGACCTTCGAATGAAGGTCTATGTCCTTCCCGCCGACGCCTACGGTTGCGGCCACAACAGGCTTATCTGGCCCGCCGATGTGCTCCGCCACCAGGGCCACGAGATCGTCATCATCCCCCCGGACGGCAAGCAGGGGTTCCTGGCGAAGACGGAGACCCAACCGGACGGTTCGGAGCGGCTCCTGTCCGTTCAGGTCCCCGAGGACATGGACGTGTTGGTGATCCAGCGTCCCGCCCACCCGTTGCAGCCGCAGATGATCGAGGCGATGCGGGCCAACGGGGTGGCGGTGGTCATCGACATGGACGATGACATGTCCTCCATCCATCCCAGCAACGTGGCGTTCCACCTGTACCGGCACCGGTCCAACTCGCCCTTCTCCTGGCGCCACGCCATGGAGAGCTGCAAGCGGGCCACCATGGTTACCACTTCAACGTCGGCACTACAGAAGGTGTACGCCAAGCATGGACGGGGTCGGGTGATCGATAACTTCGTCCCGGCCACCTATCTGATGTATCCGAAGCTGGAAACCGGATCGTTCGGGTGGGCCGGCACGATGAAGTCGCACCCCGACGATCCGCAGGTGATGGGTAACGCGGTCCGGGACCTCACCAACCAGGGGTACCTGTTCTCGGTGGTGGGTGATGGCAGGGGTGTGAAGCAGGCCCTGCGGCTGGCCCAGGATCCTCCGGCCACCGGTTCGGTCGCTCTGATCGACTGGGCGGCCCGGATCGGCGACTCGATGGATGTGGGCCTGGTGCCGCTGTCGGCCACCTCGTTCAACACGAGCAAGTCCCGGTTGAAGGGAATCGAGTGCATGGCGGTGGGGGTGCCGTTTGTGGCTTCACCCCGTCAGGAGTACCGCAAGTTGATCAGGGAGGCCGGGTGCGGGTTCCTGGCCGACAGCCCCAAGCAGTGGTACACCATGGTCAAGGAACTTATGGATAATGAAACTCTCCGCAAGGAACAAGTGGAAGCCGGCAGAGCGTACATGCAGGACCAAACGTACGAAGCTAACGCCTGGCGCCAGTTGGAAGCCTGGGAGCACGCGCTCAAGCTCCAGAGAGGATCTACGTGAGTCGTCCCAGAATCGCTGTCATACCCACCCACAACAGACCCCAGGAACTGGGGGTGGCAGTCACTGCCATCGGTCCCCAGGTCGACACCGTGATCGTGATCGACAACGCTTCCGATCCACCGGTCAACGGGGTGGAAGCCATCGTGATCCGGGACCCGGAACAGCCACCCAACCTGTCCCGGCTATGGAACATCGGCCTGGACGCGGCAGCCGCGTGGGCAAAGGGGCACGACGAATGGGATGTGGCGATCCTGAACGACGACACCATCGCGTACCCGGACTGGATGGACAAGGTTTCCCGGGGTTTGCGGGAAACCACGGCGGCGGCGGCTTACACCAGCAACCCGTATATGAACCGCATCGTCATCCACGGCCCCCATTCCGGTTGGGGAACAGGTACCCGCGTACACGGGTGGGCGTTCGCCATGCGGGGAGAAACCACATTCCGGTTCGATGAGCGGTTCCGTTGGTGGGCGGGCGACGATGACGCGTCGGTGTGGTTCAGAAACAACGGAGGAATCGCCGCCGTTCCCGGTGACGAGGTGCTCAACACCCTGGCGAACTCGTCCACTGCCGGGGAACTGATGGTGCAGGCCGCCAAGGACATGCAGACGTTCGTTGATAAGTGGGGGAGACGTCCATGGTGAGCCGGTACGAGTTCCTTGCCGCACTGCACGCACTGCTGATCCCTCGGGGCTACCTGGAGGTGGGAGTGTATGCCGGTGGCTCCTTGAACCTGGCCAGTTGCCCGGCGATCGGGGTGGACCCGGCGCCGATGGTGGCCGCCCAGGGACGGCAGCGCATCTATTCCACCACCAGTGACATCTTCTTCGCCAACGGGATCCCGGAGGATTTTCCTCCGATCGATCTGGGTTTCATCGACGGCATGCACCAGTTCGAGTTCGCCCTGCGCGACTTTCGGAACATCGAGAAGTTCGGTCACCGGAAGACGATCATAACCTTTGACGACGTGCTCCCGTACAACAAAGCAATCGCGGACCGCAACCCGCTTCCGGGGGACTGGACCGGGGACATCTGGAAAATGGTTCCCATTCTGGAGAAGCGCGGGAATGTGGAACTTCGGCTGGTGGATGTATCGCCAACTGGGGTTTTGCTGGTGAAAGGTCTTGATCCAACCGACCGGTTCCTGTGGGACAATTACGAGGAACTGGTAGCGGAGTGGATTGACAAAGACGTGCCGGATTGGGCTGTTGACCGATCCACTTCCTACACTCCCGAATCTGTATTGGAGTGGCTGACTCAATGACTGTTGCCATCACTGGCGGGGGAGGCTTCATCGGTCAAGCCACCGTGGATGCGATTCTGGCCAGTAGCAATGAAAAGGTAATCGTTTTCGACCGTCGTGATGGTAACGACATCCTGGGCCCATTGGACGCTCTCCATGGTGCTGATGCGGTCATTCACCTGGCCGGCCTGCTGGGTACCCATGAATTGTTCGACGCGGTCCAACCGGCGATCGATACCAACATCACCGGCTCCTACCGGATCATGGACTGGTGCATCAAGAACGACGCCAACTATGTCGGGATCATGATGCCGGACGTGTTCCCCAGTGTGTACACGGCCACGAAGGTGGCGTCGAAGCGGCTCGCTGACGCCCTGCACCACTCCCGTGGGCTGGCATGCTCCCATGTGCGGGCCTTCAACGTGTTCGGGCCGGGGCAGGCTCATGGTCCAGGGCATCCACAGAAGATCATCCCGACGTTCGCGGTGGCCGGTTGGAATCGGCAGCCGATGCCGATCTGGGGATCCGGGGAGCAGACCGTGGACCTGATCTCCGCCGAGGATGTGGGGCATCTCCTGTATGAGGCGTCTTCGTGCAGCGGCAATGAGGTTTTCGACGCCGGCACTGGGCAACCGTTCACGGTGAATGAGGTGGCCGCCATGATCATGAAGATCACCGGATCCACGGTGGCACCGCAGCACCTGCCGATGCGGGACGGGGAACTTCCCACCACCGTGGTCGCCACCGGAGATGGCTGGGAAGAGTTGGCCAGGGTACCCACGTTCAACTATGTGGATCTAGAAAAGACTGTCGTCTGGTACCGGGACAACGGGTGATGGATGCTGCCACGATAACCGCATGGGCGCTGGCAATCACCGCTACCACAAGCCTGATATCGGCGGTAGGGGTACTCCTTGTCCGGGTCGGGGTCAAGAAGGTTCACGTCATGGTCAACTCTCGGCAGGAGCGGATGGAAGCCCGGATCGAGCAGCTCAGCGAGAGCCTGCGGGGAGCCGATGTTGATGTTCCCGTGCCGCCGGAAAAGAAACAAAAGTAAGTTGTGTATGCTGGAATAATGGCCCGAACTCTGAAGGAAGCTCTCCGAGGGATCAAAATCCATCATTAAGGACTTGACGCCAGATGAGTAAAGTACAACTATATTCCGCCCTTTACGGTGGGTACGACTGGCCTAAGGAACTTCCGGACGGGATCACTGGTGTCATGTACACCGACGATCCTGACCTGTCGATCAAGGGCTGGGAAACCCGGGTCGTGAACATGGAGCACATCGCTCCCGGCGACTCGATGATGCAGCACAAGTACTGGAAGACCCACCCCCATGAGGCGGTACCTGAGGCGGAGGTGTCGCTGTGGTTGGACGCCAGCATGACAATCGTGGTCCCGGACTATCTGGACCGATGCCTCGGCGCCCTCGGAGCGGACGACTGGTCCTGTGTCCGCCACCCAGCACGGGTATGTATCTACCCGGAAGCCAGCTTCTCTGCGTCGTTGTCCCGGTACGCCAGCCAGACGAAGATGATGGACCAGGTGGAGTTCTACCGTTCCGCCGGCCATCCTCCTAACTGGGGCCTGGTCGCGACCGGCTCCAACGTGCGCCGGCACACACCGCTGGTGGAGAAGGTGTCGGAACTGTGGTGGGATGAGTGCATGAACTGGTCCCACCAGGATCAACTTTCCCTCCCGGTTCTTTTCCGTTTGTACCCTGAGTTAAAATGGAACTACAACTTTCCATGGTTTGAGTGGTGGCATCTTCACCCTCACCTGAAGTGAGGAACGGTAATGGGTCTATTCAAGAAAGCTGTTGACCTGATCAAGGCCGAGGACAGCGCCCGGGAACTACGCAAAGCCGGCAAGGTGACGCAGGCGGACGGCAAGCGGGTCCGGGAAGCGCAGAAGAAGTTCGACGAAGCCAAGGCCAAGGCCGCCAAGGAGAAGAAGTAGCCATGGAGAAGTTGGTGCGCAACATGGTCCCCGCCCTCATGCGCCAGGTAGGGGAAAACCCGGCCCTGCGTACGGCCACCGAAGCCTGGGACCGGCACCAACTTCTCCGAGCCAAACTCCTGGAGGAGGTCGGCGAGTTCCTGGAAACCGATGACCACCGGGAGTTGGCTGACATTCTGGAGGTCCTGGTGACCATGGCCCAGGAATGGGGTCTGAACCTAGAAGCCCTACGGGAAGCCAAAACCCGCAATCGGGGCGACTTCAGCGACTGGCAGGTATGGATGGGACACCAATGACCTACAACTTCACCGACCCCGAGATTCGTCTCATGGTCAAGACGCACCGCCCCCAGGAGCTGTGGCGCGACGCCGTAGGTGGAGCCGTTTCCGGAGGGATCGCGTGTGACACCTGCCATCGGGCATGGCCCTGCCCACCGATCCGGGAACTGCGGGCCTGGCTGACCGAAGCCCGCGACGGGCACCTCAATCGGGTAGCCACAGCGCTGGACCCGAACCAACCGTGGAAGATTGTCGAGGCATAGTGACGTATCCAGGAATAACAGTCTGTATACCCAGCATCCCGCCACGGTCCCTGATGCTCCAGCGGTCGGTCCGGTCGGTCATGACCCAGACCATGCCAGCCGCCGCCATCTCGGTGGCTATCGACGTGAACCGGGAGGGGGCTCCTCCGACCCGTCAGCGGGCCCTGGACGCGGTACGGACCGAATGGGTGGCGTTCCTGGACGATGACGATTTCTTCGAGCCACAGCACCTGGAGCACCTGTCCCAGCACGCGGAGGAGACCGGGGCCGACTTCGTGTACTCGTGGTTCACCGTGGTCGGTGGAGTCGATCCGTTCCCGAGTACCCATTTCACCAACCCGTTCAATCCGGAGGATCCGATCGAGACCACGATCACGACCCTGGTCCGGACAGAGCTGGCACAACAGGTCGGTTTCAAGGCCATGAATCGGGGGGAAGTAAACACCGGCGAAGATCGATACTTCACCCTGGAGTGCATGAAAGCCGGTGCCAAGATTTCCCACTTGGTCGAACGTACGTGGTGCTGGTCCCATCACGGAAAGAACACTTCTGGTCTCGCCACTAGATGGTGAGCTAGGATATAGACGGACTAACTTCTCTCCTCTCCTGTCCGACAGAAACCCCGTTCCCCACAAGGGAGCGGGGTTTCTGTCTACACTGATCATGTAACTGCTCCTTTGCGGGGAGGGGCCTCAGTGCCAAAGGAGAAGGCAATGGAAAAGCTCAGTTGGCCTCAAGTGGTTTTATTCCTGGGACTGGGGGTCCTGTTGATTGGCGGAACCACCACCCTTGTTGTCATGGACAAGGACGTGAACGCCATCCTGACCATTATCGGTGTGGCCATCCTGCCCATGCTCAGCGTCGCTGGTGCCAGTCTCTACCAGAAGGTGGACCAGAAACTGGACCGCTCCATAGACGTCGGGAACGGCAAGCTCACTGCGGTCATGACACTCCTGGAACAGGCCCACCAGCAGAACATCCAACTCGCCCTGAAAACTGACCCCGCTACCTACGTTGAGCTACCTTCAGTGGACCAGGCCATCGAGCCGCTGAAGAAGGTCCAGGATGCCAACCACCCGTAGGTACTACTTCGAACACCCGGGTGCCTGGGATCGGGAGGACGGGTACCAGGTGGCCGCCGAGGTGCTGGCCCACCAATGCGAACGCCGCTGGTGGTATAACGAACCGGTGGTGCAGGGGCAGCCGTTCGGTCGACTGGCGTTCGCGTTCACCGTCACCGGAGAAGACGCCTGGCAGGCACACAAGCGGGCCATGGGGGTGGCGTGTGCCATCTACCGGCGTCTGGGGTTGGCGGCCCGTGACGTCCCGGTCCCGGTGTGGGAAACGCTGGCCCCGCACACGAACCGGGGCAGGTTCCGGGTCCCCAAAGAGGTACCCGAACCTGCCCCGGACCTTGGTGCCGTCTTAGAGGACTTGGTGGAACGGTTAAGCGCCAATCACTGAACTGAACACGTTATCGGCGCCGGCTGCCAGATCCGCGATCTGCGTTCCGTTGTTGTACAGCACAAACGCTCCCGTGCAGTTGTAGCCGAAGTACAGCTTCCAGTCGTTGGCCGCCGGGCTGGCCGATACCTTCAGGGAGGTGATGTTCTCATCCATCGCCCCCGCGAAGTTCTGGCACGAAAAGAAAACGTTCGTCTTATTCGCCGTCCCTGTGTAGTTCGGTGATGTCCATACGCAGATGTAGCTACTTGCCGGGCAGGTGGTGTCGGCCATCGCCGGACTGGCCACCACCGTGATGCCTGTGGCCACCAGGACGGCCACGAGGCCCATCTGCATGGCACGCATGAAACGCTGACGCATTCCTTCTCCTTTGTGGGGGTAAGCAAAGGACCCCCGGTGACGGGCATCCCTCCACGTCACCGGGGGTCCTGCGGGGCTAGCTCTGCCACGTGCTAGCACTCCTGGTAATGCTTCAGTCCGCGACGATCCGCAGTTCCTCCGCCTGCTCACGCTGGCGGCGGATCTCGTAGGTGCCGGGGACCAGACCAGCGTAGCCGTGCTCGGGGTGGCCCAGGTAGGCCGTGGAGCCCTCCGGGACCGTCAGGGTGCCCAGTGCCAGTTGGGTTGCGCTGGCGTCGGTACGGGCGTCGAAGAAGATCGGACCGTCGGCGCCGTGGAGGCGGTGGGTGTTACCGCCGTTCTCGCCACGGACTACCGGGTAGCCCTCGGGGGCCACCAGGGTGGTGGCCGCCTTCGTGGTGCTGGGGCGAACGTACACGTCACCCTGACGGACCCGGTCGCTGACGGGAACGCTCAGCTCACGGTCCAGGTGCTCGTGCACATCGTGACCGAAGTCCACGATCGCGTTTGCGAGAGTACGCATGTTTCTCCTTTGTCAAGTTACCTGTTTCAGCAGGCGTACTTCAGTTTAGCATATTCTTGCTTGCTTTCCCCGAAAGTCCACGCTGCCGCTTCTACCGGATCCTTGATCGTGGCGGGCACGGTCAGGCCGAACTGATGCCGGGACCCGTCCCGCTCCCGGGTGGCGTTGGTACACATGAGCACCCGGATCGCGGTGTTGTAGATCTGCTCCGGCACATCGTACAACTGGAGCTCCTGACCCGGGTTCGCCGGATCTGGGGCCGACCTACCGACCGGCTTGAGCCCGGCTTTCACCACGAACTCCGGCCAGCCCATGTGCTCGATGGCACACCGACGGGTTTCGGTGTTCGTTTCCCGCAGGATGTCCTCCGTGGACCAGCGACCCATGATCAGGTCCTCGGGGACCAGGGTGCCGTGCCAGACGTACAGCTCGTACCCGTCCTCCCAGCGGATCGCTGGACCGTTCGGGCAGTGCAGTTGGTAGCTGTGCTCCCCGATCAGTTCCACGTGCAGGGCACGGGGGCGGTCACTGCACACCACGAACGACTCGTGCGGCCACCACCATCCGTTGTTGGACTGGGCCTTCTCGTACGCCCGGTCCCGGTCCCAGAGATCCCCGTCCAGTTCCAGGTTCAGTTCATCCCGGAAGAAACTGGTGTATGCCTGCCACGACACCCACCACTGGCCCCCCAGGAAAGTGGACCACCTGTTCCGTACGTGAGGCATGGGAATGTCAAATTCCACGACTCATCCTTTCGGTAATTGAAGTGTCCATAATTGCCTCTAACGCCAAATGCGGCCCCGGCGTTACCCGAGGTAGGGGTATGGAATGAGCGGCCTGAGAAAGTTCCACAGCCACACGTAGGTATATGACTTTTCTAGCGAACCGTGCCTCGCGCGACGAAGACGTTAGCGGGGACATCGCCCTCCTCCTCGCCGGGCTTCACGATCCGGAACTTGAGCGTCTCATCCACCTGCCAGGCGAGCAAGGTAGATCCGGACGGGCACATCTCCGCCAGCGTCTCACCTCGCTCGTGCAGGTGACTGAGGGCGCCGGTCAGGTAGGAGCCGGATAGCGGGGACGCGGTGGTGACCACCACGCTGGGGAACTCCAGGTCCGCGAACCGGTAACACTCCCGGGCACCCTCCTCCCAGGTGTCGTAGTCGGCCGGCTTGGTGCTGTGGCCAACGGCGATCCACCGTTCCACGTGCGGGTTGATGGCCGCCTGCTGCTCGTCCGTAAGTCGATCAATGTACTTAGGCAACGTACCGTTCCTCTCTGGTGAGGACCCCGGCGATGACGTTGGGGTCCAGTCGCCCGACGTGCCAGCGGGGTACATCTTCCATGGTACCACAGAGGTACACACCCTTGTGGTGTTCCTTGTGTTGTTTTGCCACATACTTAGCACTCTTACGATTTACATAACCCCACTTGTTGTGAAAGTTGCACCATTCTCTGTACACTTTGGACATTTTATCTCCTTGATCTGAAGTGCTCCATGTGAGCCGTTAATACCAAAAGGTAACCAGTGCCGGCAGTACGGGGCCGGCGCAGAGTTAGGGGAAGCAGTAACCGAGTTTGTTGAGATATCCCATAAGCCACGGGGTGATGGACGCGCGTGAAGATCCTGTCTTTGCGCTCGTCCCTGCTCATCGTTTAAATATCCTCACCGGGATGCCCGCCTCATCGGCGAGCGTCACACACCCCACCGCCCCATGGCTACCGTGAGGTTTGGGCTTCATGCAGTCCACCCGCACGCAGGGGCTGATGAACGCCAGGCACAGGTAGGCACCCAGGTCCACCATGGCCTTGTTCCGGATCGGTCCAGCAGCGGCCCCGAAGGTGTCCCACCGGGCTGGGTGTGGTTCCAGGGTGACCAGGCGGCCACTGGCGATCATGGCTTTGGCCCAGGTCTCTGCCTGTCGGTCCACGCCCTGCTTGCACTCACCGTAGACCAGGGTGAAGGGACCCTGGGTGAGGATCCCCGCCAACTCCTGATGGACGATCCACGGTGCGTCCCAGGTACGTGAGCCGGTGATCAGGATCCGTCTCATGCGGCCACCAGTTCAAGTTGCCGCTCGTAGATGGCGAACTGACCGGTGGGGGCCTTGAGCGCGGCCTCGTCAGTGTGGTGGCGGCCACGGTAGCCGTTGTCCAGGTGCGACACGTGGACCGGGATCACGGACCGGGGGGTGAGCACGTTGAGCTCAGCTTCCAGTTCCTCCCACTCGGCGTCGGAGAAGACAAGTTCCCCCTCCACTTCCTCCTCCACCGTGATCTTCTTCAGGTTCGGATCGGTAAGGTCGTCCCGCTCCGGGGGCAGGTTCTGAAACCACTCGGCGTGCTTGGCGGCCTCCGCTTCGGCCCGGTCGAGGCGCCGATCCCGCAGGTGCACCTGGATGTCGCTGATGATGTAGCCCACGACGATGAATGAGAGCCCGACCAGTCCGAGCAGGAACATGTTGGTGCTCACGGTAAACCCGTTGATGCCGATCATGATCCAACCTCCGAGTCAACGATGCTGCACAAAAGTCGCCGCAGAGCAATCCATTGATGATTTTCCATGTGAACGGTGGCGCTGGCAGGCCGGGGCCATAAGGCCACCAATAGGTCTGCTGCGGTGTCACGCATCTGCTGAGTATCCATCAGGGGGCGATCCACCACCAGGGTCGTTGTCGAATCCTCCATGTGCTACCAGCCCCTTTCACCATCGTTGACCGTTCTGACTAAGGCTTCTTCGATCACGGTGTCTATGTTATAGTTAATCCAACCAAAACCAAAACCCTCATTAAGCTCGCATCCTTTAAAAATTTCACCCTCTAGTTCACGGTAGATCAGTTCTTCGAATGTACGGTTAACGTCCATTTCAATCCCTCCCGCACCATGCGAGGAACCGCCCTGCCGCCACCCCGGACGTCCAGGGGGGCCGCGAAACACGCTATCCGAATGGCGTGTCGGATTCTGTTAACGGTATCCACTTCCATGGCTTCCCAAATCCTGAACTGGGCCATTCTATTTTCCAAGGTGCTCCTCCACCCGTCGATCGATGAACGAGCTAATCATGAAACCATGATTGAAAATGGTCCCAATGGTTTGCCTCCAGTGGAGATTTAACATTTTCGAGACGCGGGAGTCGAGCTTAGTTTCCGTCCTGATCAGGTCCTTTACTGACACGCATTCTCCTCCGGGGTGGATCCTCCAGGTACCTGGCGAACCTGCGGAACGCCTCAGGATCGTCCCTCAAGTGTCCCACAATCTGATTACAAGTGCTACAGAGTAATCCTCTCACTTCCCCAGTTATGTGGTCGTGATCTGTGGCTAGTTTCTTCTTCCCGGTCCCGGTGGCCCGTAGGCACCCCGGGCACCTCCCGCCCTGGAACAGGTAGAGCTGCTGATACTCGCCTGGTTCCAGGCCGTACACCGTCTGGACCCGCTTGTCGTGGGCCACCTCCCGGCGCTCCTTCTTCACCAGCCGGTTGTGGGTGGCGCACCGAGGACCTGGGTACGGGGCCGGCCGGTCCCCGTTACCTCCGCCCGTCAGGCAGTCCTTGCATTTGCGTGTGGAGTTCATTTCTTACCACTTCCTGACCAACCATGGTCATGTCCCGGCGAACCTCCAGAAACATGAGACGAATCCGAAAATCTACGGTTTCATTAAGTGAGGTAACCAAGAGGACAGCATTAGTAATTTCGATGATGGGTGACATGGTTTTTGACATGCGATTCCACCACTCTCCCTAACGTTTCTCGTATGAGATATTCCCTGGGTTGCGTGGCTTGAACAACTTTCCATCTCACCTGGTTCATTGCGACTTGTCCAATTTTAACGGTCATTTCCCTGACGATCAGGTCCCGAATGTTCCTCACAAATCCTCCAACCAAAAGAGGGGCCAGTTCCCGTGACGGCTGGCCCCTCTGCGGATCATGCTACTACTTGTACCGGGACAGGATGATGATCAGGACCACGGCGACGAACACCGCCACCGTGACGTAGGCGTACGGAAGTGCCTGGTCCATTACGACTCCTCACTGCACTTCCCGGAACGACCGGATCCGGTACAGGTCCACCACATCCGGGTGGTGCTGGTGGAAGGCCTGGACGTCCAGCTCCTCCTTGAGCACCTGGCGCATGAAGTGGCGGGCCAGTGGCTCCTGCTCCCGCAGCAACCGGCTCGTGGCGTACCGGTTCTCGGGCCGGTACGTGAACACCTTGACCCCGTTGACGGTGCCGGCGAACGTGTTCCCCACCTGCTCCATCAACATCTTCTTGAACTCGTCGGCACGCTCCTGCCACCCGTTGGCGAACGCCTGTGCCTGCACCCAGTTCTGGTACAGGTCCTCGTTCACCTCGGTGGTGGGTTCATTGGCGTGCGGATCTGGAAGTGGCACTGTCACCCCTTACGTCGGCATATATCTGGTTTCTCACTGGTTGTGTCAATGACCAATGAGAAACGGTAAGGACGGAACCGATCCTCGGCCACAACGCGTGATGGCTGATAGCGCGATTGCTGATCGTATTAGCTGTTTTAATAGCTGCCAGTTCTAATTTCTGAACAACTTCCATGTCACCAGAACCGTCCTAGGATAGTGGCTACTTCTCACATGTGGCCGCTACCATCCGCTGACCCCGGTCACATTCCGCTGGGGTCCGTTGCCGGGCCAGGTGGGCGATCCAGAGGGCGGCCACCGTAATGAGGACCACCCCCAGGACCAGGGTCTTTATCGCTTTGCCCATCGAGGATCCATTCTATCCGTGATGCCGGTAGTCATCATTTCTTCGATATCGTCCATGTTGGGTATCGCTACGAAGAACTGAAGGTTCTTCACTCGGTGCGGGATGGCACCCACCACGGAGGTGTTAAGGATCTCATCGAAGAGATGGGACAGTTCCACTACTTCTGGATCTCCCATTCCGTCACCTTGTAGCGACCAAAACCCTGACTGCGGGAGGCGCCGATACCCTGCTGCTCCCCGGTCAGCCAGAGTAGCGCCCACTGCTCGTTGGTGAACTTGTAGTCCGTCGTCAACGTGAACGTCAGGTTGGCGTCCTCGATGTACTCCTCGTACTGGATGGCGGAGCCGAACCGGGAGTGAACGAACCGCTGGTTGATGCCGGTGGCTTCCTTTACCCCGAAGTAGACCCGGTCCTCCAGGACGAACACGTGCTCCGGGAAGAACGACTTGGCCGACTTACCCTTCTGCTTGCCGTCGGCGGTTTCGCCACCGAACTTGAACTCCGGCCACGGGAACCGAATACACGCCGACTCCTTGATGGCCGCCTTGATGCAGCGACCTTCCAGGTAAAGACCGTTGGCGTCCTGCTTGAAGCCGGTGAGGTTGCGGTTGGCGGCCACCAGTTCAGCGGCCTCACCCTCTTCCACGCCACGCTCCACCATGGTTTCCAGGACCGCGCTCTGGACCAGGGTCTCCTTGTCCACGAGCTTGGACTTGATCCAGCCCTCGGCAACCTTCGGGTCGGTGGGCGTGGCACCGGCGATCACCGGGATGTTCAGCGTCACCCGGTAGGTGAACGGGTACGCCTTGGGGATGAACTTAGCGAAGACGCTTTCCACGTATTGCTCCTTGACTAGATGAACGATTGGAACTGTTA